CGGGGTCATTGGTATATGAAATCCGTGGACCGTTCACTGCTCTTGACCAGCAGTTTGTTCCACAGACTGGTTCAGCATTTGGTGATAACTTTGAGTCGTATGGTCTCGGACCAATCTCGATTCTCTCGGCTCCATCACCAGTATTTGATGCTAACGGCTCTACTTCTCCATCAACGTGGGGAGTACTGGCTATTGAATACATGGGTGCTTATACGAGTGGAAGTACTCCATCGTTGAATTCTGGACTTGGTTGGGCCGCAGCGGGAGTTGTAAACTAATCCTATGGCATACATTTTAGACAGAACATTTACGGCGGGAACTGACAGAGCAATAGCTCCAAGTATGTTTACGGGGAGTCAGAGTTCTGGATTTAGCCCTGGAATCAACAACCTAATGATTCGTCACATGGCGATTGGAGGAAACTGGAACGTATTGCGAATGGGAGTTATTTTCGCAATGAATGAGTTCCAAAGTCAATCTTACAACCGAATAGGTGGATTTATGTGGGGAGCAAGCAGTGGGAGCCGAACACCATTCAGTGGTGTAAGCGATACTACAGCAGTTGGAATGTTGATGGGGGCATTTTACAGTGGATATTTGTTCTATGGTGATGTGTATGGTATCTATACGTATCAACAAGATGCCACTGGTTCATTTTTCTATTCCAACGGGTATGCCGCAAGAGGATGGGTAACTGGAAGCGTGGCTCCTGGGGGTGGACAAAGTGGGGGTAACTTTTGGATGCCGAATATTGGACAAGCAACTCCAAAACGAGGAATTATGTTGCTCCAGATTTCGGCTTCGGGAGGACAGTGGAAACTGACTCATGCGGGACCGTTGAGTTCAAGTTTGATTACTCAAGGTGCTAACAAAGATTATGTCGAAGGTGATTTGATTGCCGCTCTGACTGGTTCGGGACAAGCTTTCCCAACGACTGCTTCGGGAGTATTACTCGGAAGCGTCACGGATACGGCTCAAATTTCAACAACTGTACCACTCGATACAGTATATTTCGTTTGGACGGGAGTACCATCCATTGAGATTTACGATTGGTATATTTATAAGGTAGCATAAACATATGGCAGTAACCGTAGGAACAGAAACATTTGTGGTTGATGGTCAGAGGAACTATTTGCTCATGCAAGGCAATGACCAGTACCTTCGTCGTTTCAATTTCCAACCATCTTGGACTACCATGACGCTCGGAATTTTGTATGCCGTTCCCTCAAACGCCGCTACGTTCGTTGGAGGAATATTGATGGGGTTTACGACTTCTGCAAACGGAGCAGGAATAGGATTCAAACAAGGACGTGGAACTGGCGTAGTCCGTGGGCTTTATGGAACGCATGGCATAATCGGAGTTGCGTGGGGATACAGCGGCGGTGGATATGGAACCTACACCTATGCCAACGACCCTGCGTCGGGGTCTTACTATACGAGTCAATTTTTAGCAACCGGAGCATATAGCGGTGGGATATTGACGGGAACAGCCGGGTCGGCTACCCCGTTCTATCTTCCAACCACAGAAAGTTTTGCACGAAAAGGATTGATGGCTGTTCAACTCACTCGACTCAGTGCAACGAGTATTAACCTTTCGTCGTACATCATGGTCAATTACACGTCGAGCAACGGAACCAACTATAACTATACCGACAACACATTGATTTCGACTTGCCAACTGCTTACTCCAAAAGTTGATGGAGTTGGACTGAATGGAAATACAGCAAACTTATCCACCAATGATGATGTAAACTACCCATTGGACACCGTAAACATATTCTGGAGCGGGTCGGCGGTTCCGCTGCGGGTTTATCAAGTAGCGGTAGCTATAAACAGGTAATGTATGGCCAGTAAAACAAGACCAATCATAGAAGATTTCGGTGGACTCATCGGAATCGGCACGCAAAACGTGCCAATAGCCAGACTGCAAATTGGCGGTCACATCTATCCTGATGTGCCGATGACTTACAGTCTCGGGTCTCCAACGGCTCAGTGGTCTTCGTCTTATGTTTTCCAACGCTCGGGAACTCATGCCTCCATACTGAATATCACGGCGTCCAACGTTTCGGCATCGAGGGTTGTCAACTTTGCCCTAACTACTTCTCTCGCTCAATTCACGACTGCTTCCAACCCTCCTTATGCCGAGGGTCTGGTGTTCTATGACTGGTCCAAACACACATTGACCGTCTATAATGATAACAACCAGCTAACTCATAACCTCGGGCAAAAAAACCTGGAAAAGGTGTACAACCCTTCGGCGGGGGCGATTCCCGCTGGAATGCCCGTGTACATTTCTGCATCTAACGCACAGGGATTCCCACAGGTTGTTCCGGCCATTGCCACGGGGTTGGCAATTTCTGCTTCGACGGCAAACGTGGCGGGTGTGACTGACGGATACATTTCTGCTTCATCTTACGGATACATTTGCACCGTAGGTGTAGTTCACTATTTGACCCAAAGCTGGGCGGCAGGAACAACCCTTTGGTTAAGCCCATTCGTTTCGGGAACGTACGTTAACTCTCCCCCAACGGGATTCTTCGAAAAGTTTCTCATTGGAGTAATCATTCAATCGGGGTCAACTTTGGGGACAGATTTGCTTGTTCTTCCAAACGAGCATTCTTACGGTGCCACGTCGGCTTCTTATGCTTATTCTGGAAGTCGCTCGGAGTTTGCGGGGCTTGCGTTTTCTCTGGCACCCACGGCTTCATACCAAGTGTTTTACGTTTCGGCCTCTGCGGCATCCATCACAGGGTCATTCTGTGGATACCTCAGCGGGTCGGCCACGACTGCCTCCTACGTTCCAACTTGCTCGATAGCTCTTCTGGCATATACATCTCAAACTTCGGATTTTGCCCTCGATTCGATGTTTGCTTACTCGTCAAGCTACGCCAGTACATGCAGTGTTTTCATCACCAACTATCAGACTGCCTCGGTTTACTCGTCGTCCTACGCTTCGGGGTCAACCACGGCAAGCTATGTGGCGTATGGGCGGTCAATCGTTCTTTGTGCCGCTTATACGCCAGTGCTGTCTGGCCCCGATGCCGCAGAGTACGTGATTCCGTATAGCCCAATAGACGGAGCCACGCCGATGTCGTGGAGTATCAAACGAATGACATTCCGTGCTCAAACCACGGAAACGTCTCAATCAATAGTCAACATCGAAAGGTCAACTGGACCTGGAACTTTCAACCCCGTAATCATTGGTTCCATCACTTTGGCATCCGCAAACGAGGCAACGACTGGTTCGATTGCCACGGGGGCTTCGGCTTCTTTCACCAGTGGTGATAAAGTCCGATTCAACGTCGTCAACATCGGCACCGCCCAGAACTGGACTATAATAACGGAAATTTCGAACGCCTAACCCTATTTATCATCACTATGGCTACATCACAGTTCACAGTTTATTCGTCGGCTGACCCAGGAGGACCGGGGGTCATAAACGGTCTTACGGGGTCTTTACTCTCCGTTCTAAACGCCTGCCTTGTTAATGGATATGGCAGCAAACCTGGGGCGGGATGGACAAAGCCAATCCCCGACATGACGAGCAGCAGCCCAGGCGGTGGAGGACCAGTTTGTATGGGATGCTTCAAGCAAGGGGCGGGAGCACAGATGACAATGCTTGTCAATGATTCTGGACCAAACAGTTCTGCTCTTGGGCAAGAGGCTTGGGTAGCTGGATGGGAACAGCTATATGGATTGACATCATCTGTTGCTTTTATGACCACCACGGGGTCTGCGGCAGTGGGTACTGGGATTGGTCAATTTCCATTAGCAATACAAACATTGTCGGGAAACGTCATATGGAGAAAAAGCTCGGCGGGAACTAACGTTGGAAGATATTGGATACTGTTTGCCGATTCGTCTTCCATGTATTTCTTTGTGCAAACGGGAGACACTACTGGGGTAATACTATACGGGAACTATCTTGGAGCGTCATTCGGGGATATTTATTCCCTCAAAGGAAATCCTGACACTTACCGATGTCTTATCACTGGGCGTGTTGCTGCAAACAATGCTGGAATAGGAGTGCCTAATGGTAATACATTCCTCGATTGTTTTGATGGCTTGCCCGCCTATGCGACCAACAACAACACTCCTACTATTCCGACTACTGTTAATCCATTTCAGGCGAGTGTTACACAAGGGCATTATATGCCTCGAACATGGGGAGGAAGCGGACCTGCAATACCTGTTACAAAAGTGTGGGATACTTCCAAAATGACGGTCGCTTCAAGCGTTATGGGAACAAATTATTATTATCTGTGGTGGCAATCCAGTGGACTTTTACAAACTCCAAATGGACCCGATAACTCTATTTATGTATCCCCCGTTCTTGTCGTAGAACCATCTCCGACAAACACAATACGAGGACGATGGAGAGGTATTTATCAACTCTGTCATCCAATCGCAAACTTTTCCGATGGTCAGGTTATCCAAGGGTCTGGTGATTACGCAGGAAAAACATTCCAAATCATCAAGACTCTTCAAATGGGTGGAGCATTGGCAATAGAAATCAGTCCGACCTTGGAGACAAACTAAGTCATGGCATTCAACATTTTCAAACCAGGTGTCAATGGTGCTCCGCTCCTTTACGGAACGGCAGGAAGTTTACTGTCCGTATTCGACTTCTGTCTCATAACGGGGTCAGGATGGACAAAACCCATTCCAAATACAGGAAGTTTCCCCACGCAAGCAGCCACGATGTCCTATGCTTGTTACCAACAAGCAACGGGGTCTGGGAAAGTTCTCTTTTTGAATGATGGCCAGCCAAACAGCCAAGCTTTGACGAGGGAAGCGTGGGCAACAGGATGGGAAACTATCCTAAGCTTATCCGCATCGGTGACAAACAGTGTGGGATATGGAACCAACCCATTCCCAACCTCTTCTCAAATGGTTACTGGCATGTCGCCTCCGTATGGACACGTTGTCATCCGAAAGAGTGCTACCTTTGATGCGTCGAACGCAAGGAACTATATTTTCGCTGCCGATTCCAGTTCGTTCTATGTACTCATCAAGACAGGAGACCAGAACAGCTATTTCGGATTCGGTTTTGGAGATTTCTATTCTTTCAAGTCATCGAGTTACGATACGTATCGTTGCATGATTATGGGAAGAAGTGGTGAGAACACCAGCGGTAGCATAAGTGAGTCATTTGATACTTTGGCATCTATGACTACGGGAACCCCTGGAATCTTTCTTGATAGAGGATTCTCCGTTGCAAACCTTAGCCCAACTGCGAGCAAGCATGGGGACGGAGTAAAAGGAAGTACCACGCAGATGAACGGAACCATTCCGTTTCCAAACGGAGCGGATACTGCGATATACGCAAGTCCATTGTGGGTGGTTGAAACTGGTGCTCCATTGACTCAAACGATTCGTGGAATGTTCCGAGGGTTGTATCAACCTCTGCACGCAACGACAAGCTTGTTTGATGGACAGTACATCTCGGGGTCTGCGGATTACAACAGCAGGAACTTTTTCACGGTAATGCCAACTCCAAATAACGGAGCCATTTTCATTGAGACGAGCGATACGCTCTTGACCAACTAATGTATGCCAACAAGCGTTACCAATATCAGTGGGTCAATCGTTCGGGGTGATTGGTCTGGAAGAATAACAACTCCGACAATGAAGCATATCCGTATGGGAGAGCAATCTACCGTTGGGGCATTACAGGGGATTTGTTTGGGCGGTCCAACGAGTTATTTGAGTGATGGAAGCTTTGGGAGACACCTTCAAATAGGAGTTACTCAAAGTTATGCGGATGGATTCCCTTCGACTCCATGTTTGAGTTTGCAGCAGCCTGGATTTTGGAGATTCCGATGGGTGGTCAAGTCAGGGCCGAGAGCGGTGTATGTATGGGCACAACAAAACTCAACAGGGTCAGCAGCACGCCCGAGCATGGTAGTCAAATCCAACTCTGTTGTAGGGTTGAGTTCGGATTTATCGGCGAGTGCTCCGAACGGAGCAGGATGGCAACAGATTGGTCCAATCAACTTCACGGCGACAGGAAACGGGATTGTATGGGTTGAGTTGCACAACAATCTTATTTCTGCTCGAAGTGCTTCGCTGTTTGACCACATCATAACGACGTAATATGGCAGCGGGACAAACAAATGAATTTCTCGTATGGGATAAGCAAACCCCCGTGGTTAATGCCAATACGGATGGTGAGTTTAGCATATGGAACAATCAAACGCCCGACGAGGATAGGGATGAAGGAGCCAATGCGGCCACTCCATCTGCAAGAAGGCGTGTTTTCGACTTTTAAATTACGATGTCAACTATATGGGGTTAGCTAACGGTGCCAGTCTTACGACCCTGAACGATAGGGCAAAAAGCGGAATGACTCTTGGCGGTGGTACAGCTCCATCTGTTGTGGTTTCTTCTACTGAACTCGGTGGGCTTGCGTATGCTAACTTCAATGGAACCACTCAATATCTGACGAGTGCTTCTACGTTTGCTATCAGCCAACCATTCACTGTTTTTGCGGTAGCCAAGTACATTGAATCAACAAACTTGAACCGATTCATGTTTGATGGATACACCGCAACTGACCAACGAGCAGTTCTTTACAGGCCAGGTGGTGGAGCAACTGCAAACGTTGGAAGTAACATCGGTGCTGGTGTAAATGGTACTTTTAGTTGGGCAAGCTATTCTGGGTTTTGGAGATTGTGGGATATACATTTCATAGGGTCCACGGTTTCGAGTGTGGCATCCAATGGAAGCGTTCTTGGAACGGGCGATTGTGGTAGCGGTGCTGGTTCTGGAATTCGAGGATTTACTTTCGGATGCCGTTGTGATGGTGTTCCCGCCAGTTACGGTTGGAGCGGAGCGATTGCTCGCATAGTCATTTTCACACGAGATGTCAATGGAACTGACTTGACAAACATCAGAAACTACTTTCGAACGAGGTACGCCATTTACTAATCGTATTCGGCATCCACCCTCTATTTATAACCATATGTCACAACCAACCAAGATTACAGAACAGGAGTTCTCGGAAATCCGTCTTCTACAAGGCAAGTTCCAAGAACTGATTTTCAAACTGGGCACGCTTCAAGTCGAAAAAATGGAGTTGGACCGAGCCGTTACCGCTTTCGTCGAGAAGGAGAAAAAGTTGAAGGATGAATGGGTATCCCTCCAGAAACTTGAAGAAGGTCTTCTCGACAAAGTAGTTCAGAAGTATGGCGAAGGAAATCTGAACATGGCTGACGGAACGTTCACCCCCATTGCCACCCCCGCCGCAGCACCGCCTCCAAAACCATCCTAACGGGTTATGACCCCAGAAGAGTTCATATTCGAGTATCTGCGGGCAGACCAAGATACTGGGGCGGGGTCACATGAAAAAATGGTCTCCGTCATAAAGACCCTCGATTGGGAGAAGGTCAGACCGTACATTCTTGACCTCAAATACTTCTACTTTCTCCGAACCTCTTACTGGTTGATAGTCTCACAAGAGATAAAACGCCGAGCGAACTGGCGGTGTGCCTGTGGGTGCCGAGAGAATCTTCAAGTTCACCATACCGAAGAAGGAGACAAGCACCACGGCGAAGAGCATTTGCTCATAGGATTGGTGTGTCTCTGCAAAAAGTGCCATCAGAATCTACACGGAACTCCGATAAAGATTGCCGAGAAGAAACGTCAACGAAGCAATCGGAAGGAAGAACTACTGGCTCAAATCCCCTTTGGACCATTAAGAATACCCGAAAGCAACATCACGGGGTCTTCGTTTGGACTTACTCGGAAGCTGTTGGAAGAAATGGAAAACGAGCGTCGTGTGTGGATTGACCGACCTCTTTATGATGAGTGGCAGGTCCACCGCATATAAAAAACCCCGTCGAACGGCGACGGGGTTAGTTGAAGAGAGTTGGGTGATAGTCAAATACAATGAACATTGTGTTATTTCGACCAAACTCTTTTCTTGTAACGCTGTAACCAATCGGATATAAATATACAGAAAGAAAACCAAAACTTCGTTCAGTGTTCGAGAAAAAAGTTTGGTTTCCTGATATTTAGACGATATTTATATTCAGTCATTCAATGAACTCCGAAGGATAACCATATGCCTATTGTACAAGGTGGAAGATTTTCTCCCGAAAACAACATAGTCAGCCCGGGTGTGTTTACCCGAGAGATTGACCAGTCCGGAGTTGCCCAAGGGGTAGCTCAAATCGGTGGTGTCGTAGTGGCACCATTTGCAAAAGGACCGGGATTCTCTCCCACACTCGTCAACTCTGTCGCTGACCTTCAAAATCAATTCGGCGTACCCGATGGTACGCTCTACGGTCCCTATACTGCCACACAATACCTCCAAGAAAAGGGGTTCGTGACGGTTTGCCGTGTCGGTGCTCTCACTGGATACTGGCAACGTTATCCGTGGTTCATTTGGGCCGAAGATGGTGAATGGACTCGTGCCATTGACCGTGGATGGACAGACCCATCCAACTCGTTCATCTCGACCACTGGATTGTATTTCAGCGGAAGTATCAATAACTTGACTTCTTCGGCTGGTGTAACGGTGACTGGTTCGGTGTATTTTATCAACACCCCAATCACGTTCAAGCTGCAATCTGTGGCTTCTGGTTCGATTTCTTCCAGCGGACCAAGCATCTCTAACTCGTTAACGTGGCCAAACAGTGGCTCGCTTTTGTATAATGGACAGACCATCACGGGCACCATCAGTGCTTCATTCGCATTCACAGGAAGCTTGACGACTGTCACCACAGCATCCGCAGACTCCGCTTCCGTCGTTGCTGCCATGTTCAATGAGCATCAATTCGTTGGAAATCTGAAATTTATTGCCCCAGGTGGATTCACCACGGCCACGGTTCCATTTAACCAAGCTTATTTCAACGCAGTCTCGACAACTCAGGTCAGCCAGTCGGTTGACTTCTGTAATCGTCTCTCGTTGCTGTTCTTGGGATTGTTCGAAGGCCCAATCGGTCCTTATGATGGCGGATTCGTTGCTGGTTCAAACGTAACCTACGACCAGTGCTTACAGGCATGGGTTGGTAGTGGCTCTGCTTATAAGGTACTCGGCGTTCTCGCTGACACTGAATGGGCAGGTATCAATACCAAACTCCAAGCCCCAGGTTTCTATGGCTCGACCATGAGCTACAATCCTAGCATCTCTGGTAGCGACTACGTTAACCACGAGTTTGACTTGCAACTGAGCCAGTCGAATGACGGTGGATACGGTATCTATCACTTCTCGTTGGACTCCAATGACCCTCAGTACATCACGAATGTATTCGGTCAAAATGGTCAAGTTGGAAATCAAGAGACCTACGCACAGGGCACCAAGATTGAAGCTTCGTACCTCTACAAGCTTTTCGAGGACGACATTGCGACCATCATTGCCGACCCAATTCACTGGAGAGTGAATGGAACGGTGATGCCATCTGGTTCTTGGATTGACGAGCCGATGAATTTCACTGACCAATGGTCTTTGAACCTTCTCAACGGCGATTCGGCATTCAGCTTGACCAACGCCTTCACTCCTTGGGTGATTTCTCAGCAAATCTCTCCTTGGAATGGTGGAACTCCACACCGCTTCCCATTGTTCCGCTTTGCCACATTGGCAGATGGAACCTATACCAATACGGAATTCAAGATTGAGATTTCCAATGTGAAACTCGCTGGAACCGTGGCAGGAAGTGATTGGGGAACTTTCGACGTTCTCGTTCGCCAGTACAGCGACACGGACAAGAAGCCAGTCATCCTTGAGCAGTTTGCAGGTTGCACACTCGACCCGAACTCTCCGCAGTTCATCGGGCGTGTCATCGGAGACCGCTACAATTACATCCGATACGATGGTAAAATCATCGAATTCGGAACTTACACCAACAACAGCACCAATATCCGTGTTGAAGTGGCGACCAACCCATACCCAGTAACGGCAGTGCCTTACGGCTTCCAAGCCTACACTTGCCCAGTGAACGGTCAAATGGGTAACTGGTGCAATCCAATTGCATACAGCCACGCTTCGCTCTACGGATTATTCCCAGGCAAGTACCCATCGGGTATTGACTTCGGTGGTCCTCCAGTTGGTGCAGACGCCGAGTTGACCTCACTGTATCCAACCTCTTCGGCAGGTGTCGAACATTGGAGAGACAATGAGCAATACTTTGCTCCAGTCCCAGCACAAGCTGCGATTGGCAACAACACAATCTTCGCCCTTGACGAAGTTATCACTGCGAACGGTATTGGAACTGGTTCTTACCTCGACCCATCGTTGAATGGAGCCATCCCATCCATCTATGACGCAGCTAACGAAACCACCTACGTCAAGATGCGTTCGTTCGTCTTCGGATTCCAAGGTGGATTCGATGGACAGTCCCCAGCAATCCACATCAACGTGGGAGCAGATATTACCGCTGGTAATACCCAAGGTTTGAACTGTGCGAATAGCACGACTGCTGGTTCGATTGCCTATGCACAGTGCATCGGTGCTCTCGGAAATGCCGATGAATGGGACATCAACCTCATCGTCACCCCAGGTATTCTTTACTCGCTGCACTCATACGTCACCAATCTCGTGATTGAAATGTGTGAGGCTCGTGGAGATTGTTTCTACATTCCCGACCTCTATCTGGATGAAGGTAATCCAGGCGAAGGTCAGATTGACGAAGTGGTTTCACTCGCTTCGGAGTTCGATACCTCCTACGCAGGCACCTACTATCCGTGGGTCAAGATTCTGGATACAAACACGAATGACATCGTGACTGTTCCTCCATCGGTAGTCATGCCAGCCGTTTACGCCGCCAACGACCGTGTTGCGGGTGAATGGTGGGCGGCTGCTGGTTTGAACCGTGGTGGTATCACTCAGGCGACACAAGTCACTGACCGTACCACTCACCTTGAGCGTGATACGCTCTATGAAGGTCGGGTCAACCCAATCGCAGCATTCCCAGGCCAAGGCATCGTGGCATGGGGTCAGAAGACCTTGCAACTCAAGTCTTCGGCTCTTGACCGCATCAATGTCCGTCGCTTGCTCATCGAAATCAAGAAGTTCTTCGCCTCCACGGCACGCTACTTGGTGTTCGAACAGAATACGGCTCAAACCCGTAACAAGTTCTTGGCAATCGTCAACCCATACCTTGAGAGCGTACAACAGCGTTCTGGTCTGTATGCCTTCCAAGTTGTAATGGATGACACCAACAACACGCCAGACTTGATTGACCGCAACATCCTTTACGGTCAAATCTACCTCAAGCCAACGAAGGCTGCTGAGTTCATCATCTTGGACTTCAACATCCTTCCAACGGGTGCTTCGTTCCCGAACGCCTAATCGGAACACAATTCACGAAGGGAGCCTTTCGAGGCTCCCTTTTTTGTTATATAGGGGCTGCTTGCCTATATTTATACGTGTACTATGGACCTCGAATACATTGAACACATCAAAGGGTCTCCCTACATCACGGAAGGAAGATGGGACCAATTCAAAGCCAAAGCCGCCCAGCAAATGGGTGCTCTTGGTGCAATGGCGGGACACCAAATCCAAAATCCATCGGAAACGAAGTTGCGTTCCCTATGGGAGGGATTCATCCGCAATCTCAAGAATGCCATGAAAGATTGGGAAGGCCAAGTGTCTCCCATGTTTGGCTCCGATGTCCAGCTAGACGCAAAAGAACACCAAATCAAGTCTGCCCTCGATAACTTGAATCGTGTTTTGTCTCCCGTGGACCCACAAAAGATTGGAACAGTAATCCCAAGAAAGTATCACGACCCAAGCGTACGAAATCCGAGAGACAATCCCAATACCTATGTGAAAGGGAGTGCGTACAATCGTTCCACAAATCCACCATCATCTTTGAAGAGTTTGGCACCCCCACAACAGGGAGCCGACATTGAAGAAGGATTTTGGGATGCGGCCAATCGGGACGTGAAGTTGAATAAGGCTCTCGGGTCCAATGACCCCGCCCAGATTTTGAACGCTTACAAGAACTACATCCTTTCTCTATTCAGTAGCTTTATGAAGGATGCGATGAAGACAACAAAGCTTACGGCACAACAGATTTATCAGACATTGGCCAAAATTCAGCCCGCAAAAACTGGATGGCAAACGGCTGGTAACATGCAGAAAGTAGTTCAGAATCTTCAAGCATTACAGGGTGTTGGGGATGCGACACCAAAGGCCGCTCCTGGCTCTGTTCCTCCTGTGATTCAACAACCAAAGGGTGCCTCACCTACTCAAGCCGAGCCGGGTCAAGTCCCTCCTGTCATTCCAAAAAAGCCATCGGCTCAACAGCCTGCGGGACAGCAACAACAGAAACCATCGGCTCCCGCTCAAGACCAAATCCAAGGTGCGGGGAATGAACAGATTTCGCCGCAAGAGATTCCATTCATCATCCTCAAGGCCATCAAGATTATCAATGACGCCGTATCTTCGGACGTGTCACACACTGGGAAATACTTTACTGTTCCAGAACTTCCAACAGATTTCAACCAGATTAAACTCACTAAGGAAACTAAAGTTCCACCTAAGCCAAAACATGGAAGCGACCCCGAGGCAGAAAAGTCTCAGCCAGATGAAAAGGAATTTCCAGGAGAGTTTGTTTACAACTTCCACTCGAAGTTCCGCAAGTATCCTGGCACCGACTTCGCTATTCAAGTAAAGCCCGTTCATGAAAAACCAGAAGTTGAGGGTCTTCCCGGCGTTTCGATTGAAGTATGGTGGAACTGCGAAGACACCCTTAACAAGATTTTCGTTGTAGCCGACAAAAATGGAAAGAAGAGCAAACCTCTTCTTATCATGAAGTTTTTTGACCAGCAAGCGAACTCCAAAGCGGGTGCTACGACTCCTGGTCACACTAACCTTTTCTCCACGGAAAAGATAGTCAAGCAATCCGACCCAACGGGGGCTGATAAATTTGCATCGTCTGGTATCAATCAGGCTCAAATGTCCCAAGTCATGTCAGCAATCAAACAAGAAGAGAATAAGCTTCTTCGTTCATTGATGGTAGTGACAACTCGTAAGGCCAAGGAGTTTAAGGCCAAGACAAAGAACGTCTTCCCCGTGTCTATTTCAGACAGTGGTGATGTCACATTCACTGACAAAAATGGTGCGGCACAAACGGTCCTCCAGAAAGACATTCCCGCTCATTTGAGTGGTCCTAATGGAACTCAATGGTATGAGACATTGAACCACTATGATTACTTCGAAACTTTCCCCGACATGAAGCCGAAAGCTGCCGAAGAGTATGACTCATTCAAAAATGCAGTTGTAAAGATGATGCAGCAAGGTCACGAAGAGAAGAACTCGGAGAAATTGATAGCTAATGCGTGGCTCGAAATTCGACCATATGTTGGCGACAATCCTGAAACCATAACGGCGGATGCACTCTATGCTATTGCTCACGGTGATACAACTGCCGAAGCAGCCGTCAGCCCTGTGCTTGGGGATGCTATGCTGGCATTGAACTCCCTTGACATCAAAGGAGACCCCGCCAAAGAATATCTCATTCATGCATGGAATGAGTTGAAAAAGACCGTTCCGGTTGAAAATATCACCAAAGAAATGTTGGTGAAGATGGTTCTGAAAAAGAAGCCCGAAGACAAGCCTCAGCCTGCGGAAACTCCCGCTCCAGCACCAAAAGCAGAGCCAAGCACGCCTCCCGTGTCTGCTCCTGCCGGTGGAGAACCTCCCGAGACCGAACCTACGGCACCAGTATCGGGTGCGGCGGGCGGTCCAGCCCCCACGAAGGAACCCACGGCACCTGTATCAAAGGAAGAACCTCCTGCGGAAAAGGGTCAGAAACCATTGAAGCCAGGAGAAGAACCTACCAAGAAAAAGGTATGGCTCGACGATACGGGTCAGTTGATGTTTCAGAACAAGAAGGGAGCCGAGGGGTCAATGTCGGCGGCTCAAGCAGCGGCTCTTGCCAAGAAGTTTCCTGCATTCACACAGGCGTTGAAGGATGCGGGGATTGATTTACAAGCAGTGGCAGCAGCCGAGAAAGCAGCAAAGGCAGCGGGGAAGAAAGAGAAGTTGAAGGAAATCAACGAGCAGGCGGTCAATCCGTTCCAACTCGCCAATTTCCTGTAATCAGTACTCAGTACTAGTACTTCTTCCTTTCTCATTCTTCTTTGTACTTTTTATTGTACTTTTAAGTACTTTTTCTTAGTACATTGTACAGGAAATTCAGGAAGGCGTCAATTTATTTTAATGAAGAACTCGGACTACATTTTATACCTCGACATGGACGGGGTGCTCGTTGATTACAGCAGCGGGTGGTGGGCAATTGCCAAGCAATTGGACATCAAACCTGTAGAAGTCGAGGGTAAACTTGACTACACCAAAGAGGACATTCGTCGAGTTCACAACCAGACCATAAACCCCAAATTTTGGGAGTTGCTTGGGTGGGAACATGGAGGGGAGGAACTGTGGGGTGCTGCTAACGTTCTTTTCGAAAACATCCATATCCTAACTTCAACCGCAGCCAGAAAGGACGACAAGACTCATAAGATAGTAGAAGCGGGAAAGCTTGAATGGATTAAGCACAACCTTCATCCTCACCTTCCTCCTGACAACATTCATGTTGTATCGGATGGTATTCTAAAGGCAAAGTTCGCCAACCATTTGTCAATCCTTGTGGACGACCGCAAAAGCACAATCAAGGCGTTTGTTGATGCTGGCGGATATGGCATTCTTCATGATGCGAAAAAGTATCGTAAGACCATTGATGAATTGAAGGATGTTGCTCTCCCATTGGGTCTCGGGGAAATTGTTCGTGGCCTTCCAGTTGTGAGACGCCAATTCTGGAATCGAAGCTAATATTTATACGTATGGACAAAGACCTTAAGAAACTGATAGTGGAGACCATCAATGATACCTTCGCCAAGGCACCGGAGAAGCTTATTCAACGTGGCATCCGTGAGATTTACTACGACATTTGCCCTCACTGCAAGCAGGAAATCCACGAAAAACATGAGTACACCGAGGATGGTGGAACTACATGGCGTCATAGCGACTGTGGTGGTTTGATTGCTCGACCCGAGACTCCCCTTGAGGAAGTGGTGGATTGGCTCCGTCCTTACGTTAAGGAGGCCCGAGACCAACGAAAAGCAGCCAGACACCAGTTGGGGCTTGCGGACTTGCCTGACGACGAGCCAGGAGGCACTATGTCGGCTGTCAATACGGTCAGCATAGCGAACGAAGAGGACGACCCATACAAAAAACACGACGAAGAGAGCGGAGAAAGCCCTCCCACACCCGATAATGACCCTGCTTCCGATGATTACGACCCATCAAAGCCCACGATGATTCTCCATCCTCACCCCGAATCAACTCCACTGCATGGTGCAAACGAGTCTTCGATGAAGAAAAACGAACGGATGGAAGTAAAAGCCATCCAACCCCGAGATTTCGCTAGGTTTATGGGGAAGACCGTCAACGTAGTCAACGCAAGCAATGTCCCAGTGAATGTGACCATAACGGAGTTCACGTCCACGGTGGATAATCAGAGTGCAAAAGCCTTCATCATTCGTATAGACAATGGCTAATTTCCGCATATACAACGACCAACTGTGTCCTGACCTTTGGGATTCAGCACAGCATCTTGACCCCGAGGTTCGATTGAACCTTTTGCGGGCGGCACAGGACTTCTACGAGAAGACAAACCTTCCTGCACCGATTATTGAGGTCTATCTCATGGGGTCTATTGCCAATTACAACTGGACAAAAGATAGTGATGCTGATGTTCATGTCATTATTGACTACAAGAAGTTACAAATGCCCATTGAGACCGCAGCCAAGACCGTCAAAACAGCGGGAGCACAATGGAATCAAGAACACAACGTCTTTGTCAAGGGACATAAGGTTGAAATGAACCTTCAAGACGCCGCCGAGCCGAAACCATATGTCACTGGCATTTATTCCCTTATGCGGGACACATGGATTCGACGACCTTTTCGAATGACACCACGAATTGACAAGAATATCGTTCAGGTTCAATACAAAGCCATGAAGGCTTATATTGACAATGCCCTCCGAAGCGGAGACCGTGAACAAATGAAGGCAGCGAAGAAGTATCTCGATGCTTATCGTCAGTACGGACTTGATACCTATGGTGAACTCAGCTATGAGAACATCATTTTCAAGATTCTTCGTGCCCGAGGAATCATCAAGCAACTCAAAAACTCCATCACTGCTGTCTATGATAAGCAAATGTCTGTTGCCGAAGTGGGGGAAAAGGATGTAAAGCAAACTCTTCCCGACCTTAACCCATCTGATGACCCAGAACTCGGCGACCCGAAGTTTGATAGGAGCTATTGGACGAAATTCAACCCCGAGGCAGATGATTTCGAACTTCCACGTCTTACAATGGACGAACTTAAGGCTCTCCGAGCAAAAGCACTTCGATTGTGGTCTGCGTATCAAGAGCGTGGGAAGCCAGAATGGTCGGTGTTCCAAGAAAAAGAATTCGCAAGGTATGATGCGGAACTGAGGCGAAGGATTCAAGCAATCAATGCTCAAGTAACCGAAGGATTTGGGTCGGGTATCCCAGAAGATGACCGATTGAAAATCAAAAACACCGATGGGTCAACCCGCCGATGGCAGATTCGTAGTAAGGACGCCCCCAAGACACCAAAAATGACCAAAGAAGAAGTCGTAGCGGTGGAAGAGTTCGAGGAACCAAATCCCATCAAAATGGCATGATAAAACTCAAGTCATTACTATGCGAAGGCAGACTCAACAGCATCTCTCAAATTACTGATGACGTAAAGAGAGCATTGGCGACTGCTGCTCAAAAAGTATATGATGAGTGGCAACAGAATGAAGAGGGTTATGATGAAGAGTTGGGAGGCGGGGGCATTTGTCATATCATCGCCGACGAAATGGCCGATGTTCTCTTTAGCAACAAGATTTACAACCTCCAAACCCAATGCACAGACCAACCACACGTCTATCTCATTGGAAAGTTCAAGGAAGGTATCTTTACCATTGACATTCCCTACTATGTGTACGAAAGTGGTGGTGGATGGACTTGGAAAAAGAAGCCCGATGTAAAGTTTGACGAGAGTCATGTTGAGATTTACCAACTCGACCCAAGCTATCGCAAGTGGAAGAAGTACGTAGATGACTATTAAACTCCGACCATTGATAACCGAGGCAAAGGTGCCCGTGATTTCACTGCAACAAGCGGTGGATGCCGAACTATTTGGTCCAGTGTATCACGGAGCACGGGAGGAAAAGCTTTCCAAGATTGAGGACGAGGGGTTCAAGGTTTTTGTTGGGATGCAAGGAAAGGGGGATGTGTCTCATGGCTATGATTTCGAGGATTATCACGGAGGTATTCCCGCCCCGATTCACCATTTGGGGTTTGGGGTCTATTTCACTACGGTCAAATCAATCGCCGTCAAGTTTTCATATGGAAAGACCAAAGGTATTAAACCATATTTCCTCAAGGTTCCACGGCTAGAGACTATCAATCATGGTTCCCCCAGAACCATGATGGAATGGTGGAGGGAAAACGGATACGATTTTAAGCCCACCTATGATACTCAAGACGACAAGTACAAGAGCTACTTTTTCGGGCGTGAGGAACTGTTGAATGTGAACCACGAGCGGCTGAGAGCTACCATCAACATGACCAATGTGTTGAAATCCAAGTGGGATGCGGTGTATTACAAAGGAAAAGGGATTTACAGACTTCTGGATGACAATCAAATATGTGTCTATGAGCCAGAGGGGAAGATTTTCGGAATTGATTTGACTCTATCCAAAGGATTGGATGTAGGGGCCAAGGTCAAAGCCAGAAAAGATTTGGTTCACAAGAATCAAAACGGAGAAGTAACGGAGACTTCAATTCCCGCAGGGACAACAGGGATTATAAAAAGTAAACGGGAACCTGACCCAGAGATGAAAGCTGCGTGGAAAGAGAAATATCCGTGGTATTGGGCGGCAAGTGTTGACAAATACATCCTCACGGTGAAGTGGAAACGGGGTGTAGAACAGCAATGTGCTGATACCGACGTGCAGCCCTTGGGCCAATAAGCATTTTTATTCGCTTATTTTCTCAAGAGGCTGATATTTATAAACAGACCAAAGTACTAACAATACAGGATTTGACCTATGGCAGACCTTCTAACAAACAACGAGATGTTCTATACGATTTGGGAACCGAAGACCAAGAATCGTTTCCTAATGTATATTGATGGCATCCCAACATACCTCATTCGCAAGACCGACCGCCCAAAGTGGACGCAGGAACGTAAAACCATTGATTACATCAACCTACAGTGGTTCTACAAGGGCAAGACGACGTGGAGCGAAATCACGCTGGAACTCTATGACCCAGTTGTGCCTTCCGCCACGCAGACCGTCTTCGAATGGTTCCGTCTTAGCCACGAATCTGTCACGGGTCGTGACGGCTATCAGGATTTCTACAAGAAAGAGTGTACCATTGACGTTCTCGGCCCAGTGGGCGATAAAGTCGAAGAGTGGACGCTCAAGGGTGCTTTCCCAACCGACTACGATGGTGGGGAAATGAACTGGACGGATATGGGCGACCCAGTGCTGGTCACACTGAAACTGTCCTACGACTACGCCATCCTCCAGTACTAAGTCAAATCTTCACGAGAAACCCCGCCTTGGCGGGGTTTTTCTTTGTACTTTACCACCATCCTACGATATTTATAACCGTATGAACATTCGCACAGAACTTTTGGAAGCCCTCGTCCGTCAATGTGTCCGAGAAGTCCTCGACCAAGTTGACGAAGAAAATGACCCTCCGAAGCAGGGAGGCAATGAGACTACTGCGGACTACGAGCACCGACTACAGCAGCACTACAGAAACAATCACCCAAGATTTAAGGAGTGGCCTGCCCCAACTGAAACGAATGCGGATTTTGAGAAGCGAACTCAGGATAGAAACCGAAAGCGAAGAGGGATGAACGAGGAAGAGGAAGACCCGAACAAGAAGCCCGAACAAACAGGAAATGAACCCGCCGAGCCAACGCCTCCAACTTCTCAACCCGAAGAACCACAAGCGGCAGAAAAGCCCTCTCCCGAGCCATCAGGCAAGCCAGAAGAACCTTCTACCCCAACTGCCGCCGAACCATCTCCCGAGAAGCCAGAAGAGCCAACCCCCGCCGAACCTCCTGCCGCCAAGGGTGCATTGCTCGTCAATCCAAGAGACAAGTCCAAGCTGGACCCAAAGCCATTGGCAAGTCTCAAGGGGCAAAGTGATTCGAATATTGAACGCATCCTTCACCAGATTGCAGTTGGTACTGCGGGGAGTCGTGCAAAGGTATCTCTCGGTGCAAAGCGAATGGCCCGAGAAGTTGCCAAGAACCCATCTGCTTCTGTGTATTTCTACTTCGGAAAGATGGACCCAGAGTCAGACGAGATTTTCCTCATGGCTGACAAGAGCCTCAACGTAGCCAAAGACGACTCCGTTCAACCAGGAGAGATTACTGGCACTCCAGCCTCTACATTGCCATCGGGATACAAGAGTTTCGGTGCCATGAACGATGATGAGTATTCTCAGTATATGAATACCCGAAATCTTCCAAAGCCTCACTATGGTATTGATGAAGGAGCCAAGACCATGATTAAGAAAGTGGTCAATCAAATTCTCGATGGACGAAAGTAATGAAGCTGACTCGCAAACAACTCGACGAACTCATTCGTTACATCACCAAATCGGTGTTGAAGGAATGGTCGTCTCTTTCGGGTAATGATAATGATTCTGACCCTGGAACTCCTGATGACGGAGTTAAGCCCGATGATGCCAAGACTGCTTACGAAAAGAGCAAGGCCGAGCGAGAAGCCCGCAAAAAGCAACAGGATACTATTCGTTCCGCAACCCTTGATTTGAAGAGCACCAAGAAGCAGCAAGACTATTTCAGTCAACAGGCCAAAAAGAACAAGGTGGACATTCAAGCAAAAGAGAAGCAACTTCAATCCCTTAAGGGTGCTTCCCCATCTACGACTATGGTTCCTGCCGGTGGCGTTATAGCCAAGTAAATATAAAAAGTCGAAAAAATGTCTTGGGGGTATATGTATTTTCAAGACCAAAGGTAACAACAAACACTGTTATGCCAGACCAAATCATTCCAATCACTAGGCCGAGTGTATCTCAGCCTGCTCCTTCCCCACAAAAAATGGAGAGTAAATTCCCAACCGAAGTCATTAACCTCCCGTCCAAGGGATGGTTCTATCCGCCCGAAAACCCTCTATCCAGTGGTCAAATCGAACTCAAGATGATGACTGCAAAAGAAGAAGACATTCTGACTTCTCCAAACTTGATTCAGAAGAACATCGTCCTCGATAAGCTTCTGGAAGCCGTGGTCGTCAACAAAGCAGTGCCTTTGGATGACATGCTCATCTGTGACCGCAATGCTGCTTTCTTTGCCATTCGCCGATTGGCTTATGGCGATTCCTACGAAGCCAAGTTGACCTGCGGTCGTTGCGGAAAAGAAAACAACATCACAATTGACCTTTCCAAGATGGACAATCGTCCATTCGACTTCGAAAAGTATTCGAAGGGTGAAAACACTTTCACGTTCCCACTTCCATATTCAAAAAGGACAGTGACATTCAAGCTTCTCACCAAAAAGGACGAGAATGAAATTGACCAAGAGTTGAAGGGTATGGAAAAGGTTTCCAAAGACCTTCGCCGTGAGATTACCACCCGCCTCGGGCATATCATCACTGCCATTGATGGCAATACTGAGCGTGCCCAAATTCGCCGCTTCGTAAACGACGAGTTAGTATCCAAAGACAGCCTTGCTCTCCGCAAGCACATGCGAGAGACCATGCCGGACATTGACACAACATTTGACTTTGTATGTCAAAATTGTGGCCTTGAACGGAAGGAGGAAACGCCGATGGGCGTAGAGTTTTTTTGGCCTAACTCAGGAGTATAAGGTCAGCCTCCACGAGCTAATCTTTGACCTCTGTCACTTCGGCAAGTTAGAATACTTCGCCGTGTACGAGATGCCTGTCCAATATCGAAGCTTCTACTTGAGGAAACTTATCAATATCAGGGAAAAGGAGAAGCGGGACATGGATAAAGCGTCGGGAGCCGTCGAAGCCACTCCGCAGCAAAAGGTGGTCAAAGGACCAGCAATCAACCGTGGCTCAACCAGATAAGCACGGCCCACGCTACGATAGCCCACACGGTCAGTCCTACATAGACCCCCTTCATTTCAGCATCCGCCCTCTGCACCGCATCGGGATAGAGGGCGTATTTGCGTACCGTTTTGGCTCTTATCCACGGCCCGAGGATGGGGGCAATCAAGGAGAGCATCAGGACGGCGAGAATCGTGATAACACTCACTTCAATCACCGTCTCTTCTATCCAATGTTCTTTCATACGTGGAACATACCACATTTTTATAACGCTGTCAAGTCTCAGAAAACCATTGTTTCCCCCTATTTATAAATGACGCAGTGCGTAATCTATGGCTGACAACATTCCACTATTTCCGACTGAGACAAACGTAGAGACGTTTCGGGACTTCGTAAACCTCCAGAAGGAGTTGAACGACCACCTGATGACGGAACGCCATCTTTACGAACAGATTGGGCGTGTTAGCCTTGATGTTGAAGCTCGTGTGGTGCAACGCCGCAATAACGAGTTCAACATGATGAAACAGATGCGGGATAAGATGCTCGAAGTCAATGTTCTTACTCAACGCCGAGCAAATACCATTGGAACCGAACGAGAGGAATTGGAACGTGTCATCAAGGCAACCCTCGAAGACATTAAGCATACCAAAGACCTTATCGCAATGTCTCGTGAAGCCAACGACATCGAAATGGAGATGACGAAAAAGATTCATGACGAGAATAACCGATGGTTTGTTTTCGCCAGTAAGAAGATGAATGACCTTTTTGGAATGAAGGTGAAGGAGTTCGATGTTACCAAAGGGATAGGCGAAGAACTGCTTAAGCAGGGAGTTCGTAGCGAGAAACTTGCCTATACTTTCGGTGCCGTTCTTATGATGCTCAAGGGTGCTTACACGACTTTCCTTTCATTTGATAAGGCGGCGTGGGAATTCCGAAAGGCAATGGGTATGACTCGTGACGAGGCCCAAGTTATCCGTCAACAGGCCGAACGCATGACCATTGACTTCATGCATCTCGGGGTGACGATTGATGGAGCCTATAAGTCCTTCCAAGCCCTCGGAAAAGTATTTGGTGGTGTTCATAACGTAAGCAAGAGTGTTGCTGAGAATGTCGCTTTGATGGCGGCACAGCTTGGAATTTCAGAAGAAACGAGTGCGGGGTTCCTTCGTAATCTTGCCGCCGTGTCCAAGAACACGATTGAATCTCAGCAATACATGATGGGATTCGCTCAAGCAATGGCAACGGCTGGTGGTGTTCCTCTTGGTGATGTAATGAAAGACGTTGCTACGAAGTCATCCACGACTTTGACCATGATGTCTCGCCTTCCAAACGTGGCATTGAAGTCAGCTATTGAACTTCGCCGTATGGGTACGAGCATTGATAGTGCGGCAAAGGCAAGCCGACACATTCTCGATTTCACTGAGAACGTCAACGAAGAAATGGAAGCATCGGTTCTCCTTGGACGTTCAATCAACTTGCAGCGTGCTCGTGAGTTAGCATATCGAAGAGACCTTGAAGGTTCCACCAAGGAAATCCTCCGAATCACGAAGTCAATCAGCTTCGAGAAACTTGACCCATTCCAGCAAGAAACGTTCGCTAAGGCCACGGGACGAAGCGTGGAAGAGTTGCTCAATATGCTCCAAACTGATAGGCAAATCGAAAAGGTTCGCCGAAACGGGACACCAGAGGCACAGAAGCAACTCCATCTTTATGAACAAATGCACAAAGCCAATGAGGCAGCGGCCAAGGCAAAAGCCAAAGATGTAGAGGGACTTCTTCGCACGAGAGCTAATCAAGAGCGTATCGTAGCCATTCAGAACAAGTGGAATCAGCTTCTTACCAAAGCACAAGAGTTTCTCTTCCCAATCATTGATAAGCTTTTGGCGGGGGCGTTAATCCTGACGAATTGGGCACCGCAGATTATGTTGTTCATAAAGCCATTGGCATCGGGGCTGACCTTTTTGGGAGGATGGCTAGGAAGGCTAACTGCCATATCAGATATTTTCCTCAACCTAGCAATTTGGGTTGGGAAATTCGGGTCTAAATTTGCTTTCATAGAGAAGATTGTTCTTGCTGTCGGTAGCAAAGTAGGAACAATTGTCGGTTGGCTTGCCAAATCGCTTGGGTTCGCTGGAAGGTTCCTCGGATTCTTTGGTAAGCTACTCGGACCAATCGGGTGGGTTATCACGGCATTCCAGGCAATCAGCGGATTTATTCATGGATGGAATAGCACTACGGGAAACTGGCTACAGAAGCTTGGCGGGGGTGTTATGGGGGCACTTAGGAATATCATCCCTGGATTTGATTACATCGTGAAAGCCATCAAGTGGGTATGGGGGTGGGCAGTCAAGATTTACCACGTCTTAACCGACTGGTTCAATCCTATCCAATGGATTATTAACGGATGGAATCTTATCAAGAAAGGTATCTCTTATGTTTGGAACATCGAAGTATCGGCATTCAAGTCGTTGTGGAATTGGGTGAAGAATATTTTCAAGGTAGGTTGGGAAGTCGGGAAACTCCTGTTTAAGTGGTTCCACCCTGTCCAGTTAATCATAAACGGTATTAAAGCATTCCTCAATTTAATAGGCAAGGTGAAGGACAAAATTACTGGTGTATTCACTGGTGCATGGCACGGAGTCAAGAAAATTTGGGGTGGACATTCTCCATCCGAAGCTGGTTTGTCTATACTTCGAGGACTTACAAGCATAAGCCCAAACCTTGCCAAAGCTTTACAGAATCCATTCATGTCTCAGTTCAATTTCGTAAAGAAAATGATACCTGGCATGGCTAAATTCATCATGGGTAGCCCACTTGGCAGGTTGTTTGGTGGAGCAAAATCCCTTGAGGCACGGGTCAAAGCTGCTTACATTCCAGCAGTTACGGTTACGCCACAGGAAACCAAAATCGAAACGGCTGGAAGACGGAAGACCCCAGGCGAAAAAGCAGAAAAAGAAGAAATGCAACCGATGTCCGAAGAAACAGGACAGAAAATCGTCTCACTACTTGAGAAGATTCTCGCAAAGGATACAAACGTTCATATGGATGGACAGCTACTTAGTACGTCTCTCGCTCGTCAGACGGAATTTCGTGGTGGTTACGGAGTAAACAAGGTAGCGTAATATTTATAACATATGGCACAGGCACATTTTGAACCGACATGGGCGTTAATCAAGCGTCCTACGGGATACCCTACGGGACCGGCGGTGGGTAAGCCAGAACTGATTTTGCAGTACAATGGCAACACCAGTGCTCTGTACCATCGCTTTTCGCCATACTCCAACTATGGTCAAGGTCTAATCGCCTGGGGAGATGAGCCGTATTACTACATCTATCCTGACCAAGCCAAAGATTTTCCGAATACGTTGAAGAGGTATGACTCTCACATATTCGCTCCCGGCTCTGGAATCATTGACGTAATCCGAACCACGAAGTTCTTGGTGTCGGGGCGTGGTATTGGTTTCCTTGCCACACAGTTTCTTCTTCAAACGGCATCGCCATACAATGAACGTCGCATTTACAATCCAACTTCACCTATTGTTGCGGCGGGGTTGACTCTGACCCTCGGGTCGGCAAGACCAGACCGAGCATTCGATACGTCGGCGGGTCTAGCGGGTATTGCAACGACTTTGCTTGGTAGCCTTGGTGGTGCTATTTTCGGACCACCAAAACAGAATCCAGTCTCGGGAACGGCGTATGATGTCAATTCTGATGCATTGCCAGACGCCAACAAGTCATTTGCTGCCAAGGGAAATCTTCGTGCTGGTACAGCCCTTCGTGGGCAAGCACTGCTCAATGCCCAATGGCCAGGAACGAGTCAGTCGGGTGGAAGTTCATCGGGAGGATTTCTTTCTGCCGTAAAGAGCATGGTAACATCTCTGTTCCAAAACTTCATTCCACAGACCCAAACCAACATTCAATTCCGAAGTGATGAAGGTGCCTATGGAATGATGCTTGCAACTGACTACAAGTTCAGTGATGATAACGGATATACTCTAGGCCCGACTTGGGTAGCTGGAAAGACGGGGACACAAAACATTCGAAAGAAAGGTGAGTACCCAACTTCACCATACAAACTCTATGCTCAAGTCCAAAACGGAGTGTTGCAGTTTGTGAGTGTTTCTACACAGGGGTCGGTTTCGTATAGCATTCCTACCGTGGGTGCGGTAGGATATGATGTTTCTGAAAGCGGTGTAGAAAGCAAGCCAGGATACCGCTATGGTGATTCCATAGGAACAGATGTTAGCGATGATTTTGATGCATCTGAAATGATGGTGCAGTACAATTTCTATCAGAACCAGGAGTTCCCATCCAAAGACCCAGAGGCCGACAAACCCGACGTACTCCAAACGAAGAACGCTTTGGACAAGATTTTGACTGACATTGGAAAGGCAAGTGATGGTGCCTATATGGCAGATTCGGATGGAATCATTTTGATGGATGGTTCTACGCAGTACAACTATGACCGCCTTTTCCAGACCAAGAATAAGTTGCAGAACCCAACCAACTATCAGTTCGGTTCTCTGAAAGCTTATCGTGACTCGGGCGTGAAGTTGGTCAGCAGTGACATTTCCACCGATAACAACAACTCGTTGAAGCTTCCGACCACATTCAGGTACGATGCGATTAACACATTGAACGTTCTCGATGGAACCAAGGCTACGAATTCGTCTTTGGCTGGATGGACCACATGGGATGCTTATAGGGATGACTCGATTGCAGTGTTTTTCTATGACGTGGTTAACGACAAGTACATCCCATTCCGTTCGGCTATCAAGGGTCTTTCAGAAAGCGGGAATGCTTCATGGGAAGAGTTGCCATTCATTGGTCGTGCTGACAAAGTGTACTCGTACGGTGGATTTAACCGCAACGCTTCGTTCACCATCAAGATAGTTATCAGCAGCATCAAGGAGTTGGCTCCGACATGGCAGCGTATCAATTACATCAATACGGCATACAAACCCGCCAACTATACGAAGAAGACGCAGGTGTCGGGCGGAAACAGCCGTTATGATAGATTCATGGTGCCTCCGATGTTCTTCCTTACTTTGGGAGATTTTTACAGAGACCAACCAATCCTTATTCAGTCAATTGTTATCACGGTTCCCGATGATGCGGCATGGGAAACTCAAAACGAAGATAACTCGGGAACGTGGGATTACATGGCGGGACTCATTACGGCACCTGGAGCCAAGTTCGGGCAAGTTCCAAGAGATGTTGAACTTGGGTTCACAGTGACACTCCTTGAAAAGGAGCGTGCGGTGGTCGGTGGAGCAAACTTTGGAAACGCACCGAGAACAGAAGATTTCACTCCGTTCAATACGGATACTCCAAATGGAGCACAACCTAACCAGTGGAACCAGAACTACCTTGTCAATGTAGTTCAGACGTAATATGTCAAGATACGATAACATTCCAATTCAGACTAGATACGATGGAAAACGGGTTTACGTGTCTGTCGAGTATCCTATCATTGTTCCACAGGACAGCGACATTCAAATCGTATCACAAGAGAGCGACTATCTCGACTCATTGGCACTCAAGTACTATGGAGACCCCGAAAAGTATTGGATTATCGGGAGAGCTAATGGACTTGGAACTGGAAGACTGAGTGTTCCACCAGGGCTGACACTCCGAATCCCGTTAGATGTCAGTGGAATCATGGCCGCATATAATCAGCTTAACGCCTCATAACAGTTATGCCAGCACCAATAATACCTTGGGAACCTTGCAACATTCCCGAAGAGATACAAGACGAACTCAATCGTCGAAAAATCAATCGTAGCTTCAAGTACGTTGATGCAAACGACGGAGAGTGGAACAACTCTACGGGCAATTGGTCGAAGTATCGTGGGCCTATGTCCCCGTGGGTACGTTTCTGCTCCAATAGCGACGGCCTTACGAGCGTGGGGAAGTCGGGGTTTGTATTTTTTGGAGGCAAGGGGTTCTACTCTGACTATGGATTCACCAAGAACAAGAACAACCCCTCCATCATTGGATATGTCCCCAATGCCGCCAATGACCCGCACACCATCAACAATGACCTTACGGCAGATTATCCGATTCACGTCCCCGCTCCTGAAATCGAACGTATCAACGTAACGATACAAAAGGAACTCTACCGCCGTGCGTCGGTGGAATGGGTGTGTTTTTCCAAAAAGCAGTTGGAGTACATGACTCCATATTTCCTAGTCCCAGGAATCACTTGCATTTTGGAGTGGGGATGGAACCATTACAATCCAATTTCTCTTGTTGATTTGACTAGCGTTAGTAAACTCCAGACCTTGTTCAACAATCCGTATCCTCTTTACACGAATAACATTCTCCAGTCGAGGGGGAACTACGATGTCATTTTTGGCATCATCACAAATTTCGAATGGGAGGTTGACGGCAACAAGTTCCGATGCAAAACAGAAATCACATCAAAAGACCGCATCTATTCTGGGTTGATTGTGGATGCCACAGCCCAAGACAAAGACGCAACCGACGATGAATCAAAAGATACGGGAACCAAACCATTTGATAGCCTCATTCAATTCATAGATAAAAGCATTGACCAATTTCGAAACGTAGTTACTCAGTCTCCCGACTCCATTACTCAAATTTCGGACTTTGTGAAGTACGTTCGCAAAACTCACGACCCGAAAGGAAACTCCAATGAGTATCTTTATGGAGTCTTCGTCGGTCGAGACAAAAATGACAAAAAAAATAAATTCCAAGAAGGTGCAAACAAAGACCAAGATTTCGATTATAAGTCCAATTCGGATTTATGGTTGAATTTGGGTCTTGTCATTGATGCAATCAACTTCCATGCGGCACCATTGAAAGCTACGAATGGCAAAGAGATGTTCCGTGTGGATATTGATGACGTGATGGTTGGTGCTCACCCCAACATGATTTCCTCTGATGGTTCGGTTTGTCTCATCCCCAATTTCGAATCGCCTCACTATTTTTTCGGACAGTATGGACCTGGGCAAACGAAGGCTAATAACTACATGTCGGGCGACTTTTTCACCCAGCTTAAGCCTTCCGACTATTCCAGAACTGCTCCAGCAACCGAAGGAGCGGCCAGAAACAATGGAAAACTAGCCGATTTTCGTTTGAACGACATTTGTGGTCAAGGTGGAACCGCTTACCGTGATGACATTGACCAAGTTATCAACGCAGTTCGCTATGAAAATGGAATCAAAGCGGGCAGTTGTTCTTTTCCCAACAAATACAGCGTCCCGTCACTTCAAAATGAAAATAAAGCTTATCCCGCCCATTACACGGGGTATTTGAGACATATCTATGTGAATGTCTCTCATTTGAAGAAATTGCTTGATAGTAGCTCGGACATTACGACCTACTATAAACTGGTTGAGAAACTTCTCGAAGGAATAAATGGTGCCTGCGGTTCATTTTGGGATTTGCGACTTGTCAGTGGTGCTGGTGATGCGACAATTTCCGACACGGATGCAGCACCGATGAAGATTGTGGACTACAAGTTCATGTCTTTTTCAAATCGTGGGACAGTTTGGTCATTTGATTACTTTGATGCTGATAGTTTGCTGCTCGGCATTAGTTTCAAGCCTACTTTAAGCAACGCACAGGCAATTCGAACGATTTACGCTCCGACCAATAACCCCGAGAACACCACGGGCCTTACGAACGGTACAAACGAACTTCTCGATTACAAGTTCACTGACCGTTTGAAGCTTGCTTCTAACGTTGGTGATGCCCCATCTCCAAAAGCAGATAGAAGTGGGTTTGCGGACACCATGCGTGATTTGCAACAGATTGCTCCGTGCAATAATTGTTATCAAATGACGACTTCGGGGATAGTCCGACGCCTTGCTATTCCCGCCACAGACATTCAAGCATTGTTGCTTGATGATGGTGACGAAGACAACAACCCAAAGTACACGGGAATCATGCCTGGTATTCAAGCCCAATTCACCATTCAAGGTATTGGCGGTCTCCGCACATTCATGATGTTTTTGGTCCGCAATCTCCCCGAGCCATATTCCGAGAAGAACATTGTTTTCCGCATTGTGGACGTTCAAGAAACCGTGGAAGCGGGAAAATGGACGACCCAAATCACTGCTGGCGTGATACCTTTACGTGGATTCATCAAGGCTCGCCTTGGTATCACCACATAAAAGTTGACTATCTTGACTGCTCTGGTATAATGGGTGGTTGATGATAGAGACACTTTCAGACCTGACCAAATTCCGACTGGAAAACCAGCAAGGGGATTGGGTTGTACACTCAGTTCCCATTTCCGACAGCCATCCTTCCATTGCTCAACCGAGCATTCTCTTCATTCGCAACATCCTCACGGGGAAGACATATTACTATGCTTTTTGTCACCCCGATTCCAAGCCATCGGCTGACCTGGAAGACCTCAAGCCAATTTGTGATGTTCTCCAAATGCCGAATCGCAAATGGGCACTTGACAAGAAAGCCTTCGACCAGTCGTATTGGAGAGTTCCCAATGTTTTCGACGCCAATGCTCTCTCGTGGATGCGGCACAACGAGATATTAGAACTGTCTGACTACGAGACCCCCGCCCACTATCTTGTCCGAAAGAATGCGGCGGGGCATGATTGTTTGAATCTTGTCATTCCTCTCATGAAGCACAAGGAAACGTTTGAGGAACTTGCCGATGACATTTCGATGATGGTGCATGATTACGAACCCGACTTGATGTTCACTCGGTTCAACGACCTTATCATTGGTACTCTCGGAGATTTGGAGAGGCAAGGCATTTGCGTGGACCGAGAATTATTCAAAGAACGGTATGACATTGACCCAGGTATCACTGGGATGGTGTACAGCCAGTACAATGTGTACACGGCCACGGGGCGTCCGAGTAATCGGTATGGCGGTGTGAACTATGCGGCTCTCAATCAGACTGACGGCACCCGAAAATGCTTTATCTCAAGGTATGGTGAAGATGGGGAAATCGTGGTTCTGGACTACACCACTTTCCATCCTCGAATTATCAGTAGGCTCGTCAAATACGACGTTCCGATAACCACCGATATTTATGAGTATCTGGCCAAGCTGTATTTCCAAAAGAAAACGGCAGACGAAACCGACATCAAAGAGGCTAAAGCCCTCACATTCAAGCAGTTATACGGCGGAATCGAGGATAAGTACGCACATATCAAGTTTTTGGCTTCTATCAGGGATTTCATGAATGAGCAATGGGAGCTATTCAAGAGTCAAGGATACGCCCAGACCCCCTTCTTTAAGCGTAGGATAACCTCCAAGCACGTCTCCGACCCCGACCCACCCAAAGTGTTCAACTACATCCTCCAAGCGACTGAGGGCGAATTAAGCATTCCCAAGGTCAAAGCCGTTTTGGACTATTTGAAAGGGTACAAGACTTGTGCGGTGCTCTATACCTATGACGCCGTTCTGTTCGATTATTATAAACCCGAGGGGATGGACCTACTGCGGGACATTCAGAGGATTATGAGTTTTGACGGAAGGTTCCCGATGAAATGCTACATGGGGGACAACTACCAAGACGTTAAGCAGATTTCTTTGGGGTAGTCGAGTACTGTTGGGAAAGTTTTCGGATGTAGAGTCTCATGGCTTGTTTGTTGAATTGGTTAAGCCTTCCCATGTTGCAGTAAATCACGATGTTGTCTGTAAGCCACTGACCAGTCTTCGGGTCTATCGGAAACAGTGGGTCGTAGGAGACTTCTACTCCATGTCTCTCCAGATTTCGAGCGATTTGCACAAGGTCGAAAAAATCATACCATCCCTGTCCAAGAACCGAGTTGTCGTACTCATCTTTGAATACGCCTTGGACAGCATCTAGCATCGCCTTTGTTCCTGGCTTTTTCGGCATCGTTCGGCCATAGAACGAATTGGAGGGGTCAGTACGTGGTGGTTCTTGAATTTCGGCATCTTTAAGAACATCGTAAGCGGCGTTGAGGTACTGCATGTCTTCGGTGCTTCCACCTTTATCGGGATGGTTTTTGAGAACCAGATGTCGGTACACAGATTTGAGTTCTCCCTTGTCCATCTGAGCGGCTCCGACTACCCCATGTTGAAAAAAAATCGCCTCGGCGTCATCAACCGACATGCCTTCTAACAGGATGTGTTTTGTGCTTATCACATGAATAAATATAAGGTAGTTTGGCTCCATCGCACCATATTTATATTCCAAAAGGATTATGAGTAACATCTTAGACCGAGTTTTCGCAGAAGTCTGCCTTGACGAGAGGATAACAGACGGAATCTTCAAGATGGATGAAGCAGCCCACATGGATGCTCTCCGTGATTATTTCCTTCGCAAGGGCGTGCAGAAAGAAGCTGCGATTGCGATAACCAATCGCATGGTTGAAGGAAAGTATCCTGAACGTCAAGCGTACAACAAGGATGGCATACTCGTAACTTTCCCTACTCCCCAACACAAGCAACGAGCTATTGCTCGTGGCACTCACTTTGAGAAAAATCCAGTTCCTCAAGTTCAACAACAGAGGGATGCTGCCGCCAAAGAAGAAGAGCCGAAACAGGCTCCACCTGGAAGCAAGCCAGAGCCAGGAGAACTCCCGCCCGATGATGACGAGAAAGACACCGACAAAGACAAAGACGAAGACGAGGAAAGCGATGATAAGGGTAGAGGCGGTGGTGGAGGGGGCAAAGAACCTACGATTTTCCAAGGAGACAAGCAACTGGCCGTTGAACCGCCTCGTGGCGAAGAGAGACCAGAGCCGCCTCCAGTCCCACCAACACCAACCGTGCCGCCCGCTCCGAGAACACCAGAACGTGTGGCAGCAGAAAAGGAAGTTACCAAGCAAATTCTCGGAACAGATGATACGAAACTCTCCAACATTGCTGACCCTCTTTCAGAGCAACTCAAAACTCTGTACAAAAAGGCCGACGAATTGGGCCTCCGAGAAGCTGTGAAGTTTCTAACACCTTATGTAAAGCCATAAGAAAGCGTTTCAAGCCTATGACAGACCAACATGATGCACGACAGTTGTTGTGTACCTTTTCCAATAGCAAAGATTTTCGGACTGTTGCAGATGACATCCGAAAATTCTACGAAGTGTATAGCAATCGTATCTTTGCTTTTGCGAATGCACAAAGCCTCAAAGAAGTGTATTTGACGTACAACGTTCTGAACATGCGAAAGGATGCTCCGAAGTTTCCGAATACAATTCTGATTCACCGCAAAAAGCAGACCAATACGCTATACACGTTGAACGCCATGAATCGTCTCATTGAAGAGGAAAATGGCAAAGCGGACAAGACCTACGTGGTCAACTGGAAGCTGTACGAGAACTCGCTTATAATAACGGGGGACGTTTCCATCCGCATTATTCCTCTGAAAATCAGCACGATTTTGGAGTGAGTTAATATAAGTCTCCAAAAGTGTAAAATAAGTTGTTAGTGGCATGTGTTTCGGTTAAGATGGTGATAGTTATAGGACAAGCATAGTTAAGATTTGAACGTTGGTTCGATGATTACTTGCTTACCTAGTTAACCCTTAATTGATTAAACCATATGCCAGTAAATGTAGCAAAACTCGCAGAACGCCTCAAGCAATTTGAGGAAAGTGCAAAGTCCTCTGAATTCGCAAAACTCCTGTGGAAGCCCAAAGAAGGCACGCAGACTGTACGCATCGTGTCGTACAAGTTCAATCCAGAGAACCCATTCATCGAACTCAAGTTCTATTACAAGCTTGGTGGTAACAACTACCTCGCTCCGTGTACCTTCGGCAAGCCCGACCCCATCCTCGAAACCATTGACGCCCTTCGTGCAAGCGGCAGCAATGAAGAGAAGGAAATCGCAGCCAAACTCGCCCCCGTCACCCGTACCTACGCACCTATTATTGTGCGTGGCGAGGAAGACCAAGGCGTCCGCTTCTGGGGCTTCGGTGTACAGGTCTATAAGCAGCTTTTGAAGCTGATGACCAATGCCAAGTACGGCGACATCACGTCATGGACCGATGGTCGTGACATTGAAGTCGAATTCCACAAAGAAAGCAAGAAGAAAGGTAAAGACGGGAAGTCATTCCCCGAGACCACGATTCTCGCTGACCCGGGCACTTCCCCCGTTGTGGACCCAACCCGCCGTGACCTGATGGAAAAGTTGAAGGAACAGACCGACATCCTTACAATCTTCCCTCTCAAGTCCTACGACGAACTCAAGGAAGCCGTTGAGAAGTGGCTGAATCCTGATGACGCCGAGGCAGCAGCCGAGGCCGAGGCAGCAGCCCCTCCCGCAACAACTTCTGCTCCAACCACCACAGCGGCACCTGCCGCATCTTCAACGCCAGCGGCTCAACCCGCTGCTCCTGTAACTCAAGCTACAACGGCCACGGCAACTCCGTCCAATGCCAACCTCGCCAATGAGTTTGAGAAGTTCTTCCAGACCTAATCCTCTGGGAGAAAGTTAAAATAACTTGAGAGCATACCGGGAAACTGGTATGCTCTCAAGCCTATACACAAGGAATTTCTATGCCTAGACCGAAGAACCCCAGTAAGCATGTCGAAAGTGATGCCGTCATTGACCGTGATGAAATGGCAGTCGCCCTCCAAAAAGAACTCAACAAATCTCGCAAAGACGGAAGCAAAGTTTCCTATTTCCTCGACGAAGAGGACGACCCATCACTCGTAACCGACTGGTTATCCACGGGGTCAACCATTCTCGATTTGGCTATCTCCAACCGAAAAGACGGTGGTATGCCTGCCGGTAAGTTTATCGAACTCTCCGGTCTCGAAGGCACAGGCAAAAGTTTGCTTTGTGCTCAAATGATTGCCGAAACCCAAAAACGTGGGGGTCTTGCCGTATTTTTCGACTCGGAATTTGCGGTTGACAAGACGTTTTGGACAGCCCTCGGAATCAATGTCAAGAACGTCCAGTACGTTCCATTTGTTACACTTGAAGAGTTGTTCTCGAACATGGAACTCTGCATCGGTGCCTTCCGCAAAATCAGCAAGGACCGTTTGCTTACCATTTTCGTGGACTCGCTCACGCAAGCGTCCGTCGAGAGCGAAATGGAAGGTGAACACGGCGTCAGTGGATTCAACACTGGCAAAGCAATCGTCATTGCCAAAGCCATGCGTAAAATCACGGGCCTTATTGCTCGTCAACGCATCCTCACAGTTTTCACCAACCAACTTCGTTACAACATGTCAACGAGCGGAAATCCAAATTCTGAGAAGTGGATTACTCCTGGTGGAAAAGCATTCCCATATGCTTGTTCCATTCGTGTTCGGTTCGTCAATCTCGGCAAACTCAAGAAGGGCGACGAGATTATCGGCATGAAGTGCCAAGCCCAAGTCATCAAGAACCGCCTCGGCCCCAACTGGCGTACAGCCAAGTTCGAGATTCACTACGATTCTGGCATTCAGAACTACAAGTCATGGATTGACTTCATGAACCTTCACGGCATCATCACTGGTGATTGGCGTGGATGGAAGTTCACCCGCAAAGATGGCACGAAGGCCGAATTCAGCACCGCTGAGTTTGTTGACCTTATGGGTAAGGACGAAGTACTCAAGGGAGAAGTGTACGACGCAATCTGCGATAAGTACATCATGCAGTACCGCAGTCCCGATACGAAACCAATCGTCGAAGACGTTGTGGAAACGGGCGACGAAAATGACGACATCACCAAGAATGCCGTCAAGGAAGATGAATAACATGAGCGAAGACGTAAATCTGAGCAACGAGACAGATGCCCGAGTATGGGCAAAAGAATGGTTGAAGACCGTTGAGAAGAATCCTTCCATTCCCTTCGATGAAGGGACCATGATTGGTTGGTTCGCCAACTGTTTCATGGCGGGGTATGACCATTGCTATCGAAAATACAAACTGGCCTTGACAGAGCAACCTTACGAAGAGACGAAGGAAGCTTTGAAGAAGGTCGAGACTGCATAATGGAACTCAATCAGTCAGAGAAGTCCAGGCTCTACTCCATTCTCCAAAACTTAAAGAGTGGGCCGAAGAAGGACTGGAAGCGTGAGACTAACTCAAGCATCCTGTTGGTGGATGGCACTAATACCTTCATGCGTTGTTGGTGTGCCAATCCAGCAATGGATGAAAATGGAAATCACACAGGCGGCATCGTAGGGTTTCTGAAATCGGTGGGGTATGCAATCAAACTTCTCGCCCCGACCCGATGCGTCATCGTTTTTGATGGTGCAGGTGGTTCCTTCAAACGCCGCCAAATCTTCCCCCAGTACAAAGAGCATCGCAAGGGTAGAATCCGCCTCAACCGGACCTACGAGGAAATGTCTGATGCTCCTTCCGAAGAAGAGCAATGCCGACAGCAGTATTTGCGGCTCATTCACTATCTGCAAGTGATTCCCGTGAATCTGTTGTCCATTGACCATGTTGAGGCAGACGACGTTATCGCATATTTGGCGACTGACTATTTCAAAGAGTCACCAAAAGTGTACATAATGTCGTCTGACAAGGATTTCTTGCAACTTGCGGACAGTAGAATCAACATTTACTCTCCGACCAAGAAACGTATTTACGGTCCCGCCGAAGTTCTGGCTGAGTATCAGATTCACCCCAACAATTTCGTCCTTTATCGAGCACTTGACGGGGACGATTCGGACAATGTTCCTGGTATTGAACTGGCGGGGCCAAAAACTATCGTAAAGCATTTCCCGTGGCTGAATGAGGAAAAGCTTCACACGGTTGACGAAATCGTGAAGCACGCAGACGGGTTCAAAAACAAGTACAAGGTCTGCGATAACATTTCACAGGGGAAGTCGGTTTTGGATAGGAATGTGGCACTGATGCAGTTGAAAGAAACCGCATTGACCACGGTGGGGCAGTTGTATTGCAATGACTGTCTCGAAACATCCAAGATTCCAATGCTTGACCGCAATGCATTTTTCAAGCTGGTGCGGGAGGATGGAATTGACAGCAATTTACCGAATCACATCAACTGGATAAACGACGTGTTTGGTCCTCTTGATGGGGTAACGAGAAAAGAGTAAGTATGAAGAAGTATAGACTACTTCGTTTCGGGCACTGCTACATCACCAAGAATGGTGATTTTGCTGTAGCATTGATTGGCGGGAATAAGAAGCGTGGTTACATTTTCAAAGCAGCACACACTTGTCGCCTCTTCATCCTCGATAAGGTTCAGATTCGTACTCGGGGTGTCCCGAACGACGGAAATTGGGTTGAGATAACACCGCAAGATTTTGCCGTTGCGTATCAGCTTATCAATGGCGGATACGCAGTTAAAATGGAGGTTCCCGATGAACACGGGAACCTCCCGACTGGACCTTACAACCCCCGTGGGGTTCCCAAGTATTAGCCCTGCCAACCCTTGGGCGGCTCTGCGTACTTCCCATCCTTAAAAGGCTCTGGGAAGCTTACTTGCTTCTCGTTCCCGAGTGGAACACCCATCTCGATAAGCGATTGACGACTAGCGTAATAGATGTTCGTTGTAAGAGCAAGAACGCCCTTCTCGAATTCGACCTCGATGACCTTACTTTCCTTCGCTTCGCCCCACTTTGTACCCATGTCGAAGCCAAGAGGCTCGGCACTGGCAGCTTGTGCAGTTCCAACGAAGTTCATGGAGCGAACGACGTTCTCTGCTCCAAGAGTGGCACTTTGACCACCAGCATGGGACATGCGGGCCTTGATGCCTTTGTTGTAGTTACCCGCCGAACGGGTTGCACCTGGAGCACCTTTGGTGGGGATGTTATCGCAGCAGTACGTTTCAGCACTACTCTTCTCAAACTCCATGTCGCAGCAATTCAGCCCATCATCAGAACGAGCCGAACTTCCGAGAGTCGCCCCGTAAGTTGGGCCGCTTCCCGTCAGACCACCGCACCAGATGGTGGTGTTATCGTACCAATAGGGACGCTTCCACCAAGGGTATTGGTCGTAGTGGTGGTGATGATGCTCTTCCCGAATGACCGTTGGGGGTGGGGGAGGGGGCTTCACTTTTTCGGTGAAGATACGGACGCCGACAACGCCGACGTTACGCTCAGACCCGTCTTCCTTGGAAGCGGCATAGGAACCGCCTTTGTAGTCGAAAAGGAATTTGGCGACCTTTTCATTGGTGACACGGAAGCCGTCAATCTTGAGAGTGCCGTAGCCGTTGATGACATAGCCGTTACCATCTTCGGTAGCAGGTTTGCCATTGAGAACGTCGAGACCGTCAACAGACGACACCGCAAGAATGCGTTGCCATGTGTTGTTCTTGATTTCGATGGAATACTCGGAGCCTTTCTTGGCTTCGATGAAGAGTTTTCCGTTGTGGGAGTATTGCTTGCAACGATTGCCGTTGACAAGTACATTGACTTCGTAGGACATACGATTTTCCTTTCTTTAGTTTGTTGTTTACCTAAAGCTTTGGCCGCTCATACTGCGGATTTCGCTTTTGTTACCGCCCAATATATAGCATCGTCAAATCATTTGCAACTTTTTATATTTTGGGCACGGATTATTATAAGTTGCGGGGGTAATTTTTATACGATAGACTCACCCTCAGAAAATTACAGGAGAAGTGTATATGGATAACAACACCGAGGTCAATAACCTCAAAAAATTCGGCCCCGCTTTTCAAGCGAAGTGCCTAGCAGCGATTCTTTCCGACAGAGCATTTCTGGAACGAATCATTGACATCATTCAACCCGATTTCTTTGAAACCGATGCCCACAAGTGGGCCGTGAAATTCATCACGGGATACTTTCCCGTGTACAAAGACATCCCTACAATGCCCGTCTTCGCATGTGAAATCATGAAGATTCAAGACGTGGTATTGAATGCCGCCGTGAAGGAGCAAGTAAAGGCTGCGTTCATCGAAATGAACACAGCCAAAGACCTTCCTTACGTCAAGGAACAGTTTCTCACGTTCTGCAAGAACCAGAAGCTTAAGAATGCTATTTGGGCCTCCCAAATCCTCTTGAAGGAAGGAGACTATGAAGGCATTTGGACTGTCATCAACGAAGCCTCAAAGGCGGGATTGGAACGAAACATCGGCCATGACTATTTCGAAGAGTTCGATGCTCGTATGTCCGAAATGGCCCGTGAGACCATCAAGACAAACTGGACGATGATTGACACCCATCTTGCGGGTGGTCTCGGGAAGGGCGAGTTGGGATTCATCGTTGCTCCCGCTGGTTCTGGCAAATCGTGGTTCTTGGCGAAGATTGGCTCCGAAGCCTTACTTCAAGGCAAGAACGTCATGCACTTCACGATGGAGTTGAACGAGAAGTACGTCGGACGACGTTATGATGCAATCTTCTCGGGGCTGGCGTTTCAAGACGTAGAGAAAAAGAAGGATATTGTCAAGAAAAAGCTTGATGAAATCCGAGCCAAGGGCTGCGGGAAACTGTTTGTGAAGTACTTCTCGACCAAGGCAGCGTCCGCACAAAGCCTCAAGTTGCACGTCGAACGTATGCAACTTATCACGGGGGTAAAGATTGACCTCGTGATTGTGGATTACGCCGACTTGCTGCGTCCTTTGATGCAAGAGCGTAATTCCAACTCCTACAACGACGCTGGAAATGTGTACGAAGAACTGCGTGGCGTTGCGGGTGAACTTCAAATCCCAGTGTGGACGGCTTCTCAAGCCAACCGTGGTGTTCACGAAGAAGACATCATTGAAGCGATGGGCGTGGCTGATAGCTATCGCAAAATCATGATTGGTGACTTCATCATGTCCCTTTCTCGTAAGAAGGAAGACAAGATGGCGGGCACAGGTCGTGTCTATATCATGAAGAACCGATTCGGCCCCGATGGTATGTGGTATCCGTGCAATTTCGATACCAATATCGGAAAGATTGACATCTACGAGAAGAATACCGTAGAGGGCATGGAAGTACTCAGCCGTGTGAAAAGTGCCGAGGAACAACTCAAGGAAATCTTCGGAAAGCGATGGAAAGAAGTCCACGACGACGAGCCATCCGCTGGTCAGTAAGTATAGAGAAAAAATCTAAACGATGGAACTGCGGAGAAATTTTCTTTCGCAGTTCCATATTAGAATTATCTACTTATACCCATCCGCAAAATTTCAGGAATAAGATATGGAAACTACAGTGACTAAGTTCGAAGATGTCAAAAAAGTAACACCCGAAGAATACTTCCAAGGAAATCAGTTCAGCATAGATGCGTTCAAAAAGAAATACGCACTTACGACTGATGAAACGTACGCCCAAGCCGTCAAAAGAGTCTGCGACTTCGTGGCTTCCGTAGAGTCAACACAAGAACTCCGAGACTATTGGAGTGCCCGTTGGTTCGACGAAATCTACAATGATTGGTGGCATCCCGCTGGCTCTATTATGCAAGGTGCTGGTTCGGGGAGAAAGATAAGCCTTTGCAACTGCACTACTATTTCGCTCGGTGCCAAGCGTGACGACGAAGAGTGGGACAGTCTTGAGGCTATCATCAAGAACACTGCCTATACCATTGCCAAGTGTGCCGCCTACCGCCAAGGTTTGGGAGTTGATTTCTCACGTCTTCGACCAAATGGATGTAAAGTCCTCAACTCTGCCAACCAGAGCACGGGAGCCGTTCACTGGATGGAATTCGAGGACAAAATCGGCTACTTTGTAGGGCAAAAGGGCCGAATCCCCGCCATGTTGTTCTCTATCACTTGTGACCACCCCGACGTGGAAGAGTTCATTCAAGTCAAGTCGGACTACACCAAGATTCAGAACGCCAACATCAGTGTCCAATGCACGGAGAAGTTCTACAAGGCTGTGGAAGACGATGCAGACTGGGAACTGAGCTTCACAGTCCCCGCTCTTAAGAAAGGCGACAAGATTTACGTGGACGTTCATAGCATTGATATGAGCACCACGAAGGAAAAGGAGACGGGCCGATACTATCGTCTTGCCACACACGACCGAAAGAAGGAAGTATTCACCAAGACCGTCAAGGCTCGCAAGTTGATGGAGTTGATTGCCAAGAATATGCATACCAATGCAGAACCAGGCATTCAGAACATTGACATTGCCCGAAAGTACAGTAATTCGGATGCCGTCTATGACGAAAAAGACGAGTATGACTCTCGTATTCTGTCCACCAACGCTTGCTCGGAACAATATCTATCCCGAGAGTCGTTGTGTGTACTAGCATCTATCAACTGTGGCAAATTCTCGACCAAACGGGAAATCTACATGACCCAACTGGATAAGGTTGGCCACTCCATCAATCGCTTCCTTGATAATGTCAACGAATGTGAGTTAGTCAATCAAACCTATGCGACACCCCATCAAGCCCTTGCAATCAAGAAGCTTCGCCGAACTGGTGCAGGCGTTACGAACATCGCCGCTTGGCTGTTCAAGAAGAACCTCGCTTACGGAACGAAAGAAGGAAATGATGCCGTCGAGGAATTCATCAAATGGTATAACTACTGGCTCTACATCAGTACCGAGGAACTCGGCCTGGAGAAGGGCGATTTTGGTCTCTTCAACAAGGAGAAATGGCGAAACGCCCCCTTCGTACAGCGAATGATGAAGCTGTCGGAGCAAATGAATGCCGACTACAAGACTCCCGTTCTCAAGGGCACCCACGCTCGCAATGTCACTGTCAGTTCGATTGCTCCCACGGGCACTTTGTCTTTGATGTTCCGTGATTTTGTGCTTTCGTATGGCATCGAACCCGCCTTCTTCATGTACTTCTGGAAGCGTACCCGTATGGCGGGCAAGTACGAATACTATTTCTGCGTCCCCCGAGTCATCCGTGATGCATTTGCCGAATTGGGGTGCCCAATCCCAATGGATTCGGATTGTATTCGAGATACATGGGACGGTAAGCATGGCAAGCCAATTGCCGCCTTTATAGAGGAACACCGCCACAAGTTCAAGTTCAGGGAGTCCGTAGATATTTCTGCTATGGACAAACTGGAACTTATGGCAAAGACCATGAAATGGATTGATAGCTCAATCTCCGTGACTTACATGCTTCCCCTCGGCTCGACGTGGAAGGACGTGTACAACTTCATTCTCGAAGCCCACAAGAAGGAAGTGAAATCCATTGCCGCCTTCCCCGACAAGAAAATGTACGGCATTGTGTCCAGCTTTGCTTTCAAGGATTTGGCATTCAAATTGAAGAATGAAGGTGTCAATATTCACCATCAAAACTTCTCGGACGACGAAATCAAAGAGTTGAATATCTCCCGTGAAAGTGTTCAGGCGATTACACACGTCCGTCCAGAACGTCCGATAGTCCTCGATGCCGACATTCATGTTGTTACCGTCAAAAGTGAGAAGTTTGTTCTTGTCGTTGGCATTTTGAATGATAAACCGTTTGAAATGTTTGGCGGGCACATCAATGGGTTTGGTTTCAAATTCCAACAAAAGAAGGGTAAGATGCGTAAGATAAAGAGTGACCAATACGCATTGGAAATCGGAGAAGAGATTGAAATTGAGGATTTCTCAAAACAGTTCACTCCTACGGAACAGATTCTATTCCGCTTTGTATCCCTCTCATTGGGAAGTGGTCTTCCAATCTCGGAGGTTGTTGACCAACTCCAGAAGGGAGCTATGGACATTACGTCTTTGGGGGCGGCTGCTGCCCGTGTCTTGAAGAAATACATACGTAACGGGACCGTTGCCGAGGGAAAGAAGTGCCCATCTTGTCAGACACAGATTGTCTTTATTGATGGATGTTGCTCTTGCCCTAACTGCGGGTGGTCTCAGTGTAGCTAATTGGTGCGTATTTTTATACTGGTTTACCGATTCATATCCATATTTATAAGCGGCACCCAATATAGACGTACTTACCCTATGAGAAACAACAATGATACAACTACTGTAAAGCCAACCCAATTGGAACCCCGTGTTGCGGCGTTGGAAGTTGGATTGGACAGACTTACAGCCGATGTCAAAGACCTCGCCAATGTTGTCCGTGCTCAGGGGCAGACCGTGGAGCAAGAGATTCAGAAACTTGTCGTTGCCGTAACACAAGCCCAAGGACCGAAGAAAACGGATTGGGGCACCCTTATTTTGGGACTGATGCTTATTCTTTCTCTTGGAGCCGCAGTTCTTGTTCCAATCAATAACAATTCCTCGGACAACAAAGCCAGCATTCAATTGGTGGACCAGAAATTTGAGGCCCACCAAGCATTGGCGGGACACCCACTTAATACACAGAAGATTGAAGGTCTCCAAAAAGACCTTGAAGACAAGTGGACAACTTACAAGGAACAGCACAAAGATTTGGATACCAAAATCCAGCGGGAGACCCAACTCATGACCGACTTGGTGACGGCCCAAATGAATGCGTTAGACCTTCGGGTGCAGAAAGAGTTTCAAGCACTCAACACGGCAATGGATTTGCGGGTCGGAAAGATGGAGAAGTACATGGAACACCAAGATTTTGCGGATATGGAGGAACTTCGCAAATGGAGAACGGGTGAATTGAAGTTTGGACCCCCGCCTCCACCCACAAAGTAAGATGTTTCTGGCCTCAAAGTGATATTTATAAGGTATGAAGCCATCTGAATTTCAAGACATGATTCGACGCATCCTCCTTGAGGAAGTAGAGAAACGCAGCGTAACCGACCGTGAGATTTACGAGCGTGTCCCCGAGGTAGTACATGGCGAAGAATACAAAGAAATTGTCCCACACAAACGGGATGGCCAAACCAAAGACGAGATTCTTCAAGCCATTACCAAAACGGTCAAAGCCCTCGATTCCAGTGCTACTGTCGTATGGGATGACCACGACGATATTTCAGTTTCGGCCCGTGACATGCTTCGGGTCCGCATTAGTCCCCGATGGGAAAACAGCTACAACATCGAAGCAATGATTCGTAACGAGGACCGAATTTACGTCACCAATCAGACCATTGACCAAGTTAACGAATTTCTCAAGGTTAACCTCAAGAACGTCACCACTTCAACCCAAAAAGCATACGATAAGTCCAAGCACAATGCGGACTTGAAAAACGACGAGACGCCAAAGCCTGACAAGGGAATGCCACAGAAGGACAAGCCAAAGACGTTGCCATTGACCAACGAGCCTCCATCCACGGGCAAGAACAAAGACCGCAACTATACGGAAAAGCAGACCAAAGAAGAGAAAGACCTTCCAGAGAAGCCAATGTACGAAGTCAGCGGATTCAAGAAACAAGTTGACCACAAATCCCGCAACCCCGCCGCCATTCGCAAGGAAAAGACCAAGTTCCCATCGAAGAAACCGAACACCACGTTGACCGTGCCAATCAGCAAGCAAGGTTAAGCCATTTCATCTCATTTTGACAAGGGAAGGAGCCATTTTGGCTCCTTTCTTTTTTTATTTGACACTGGTTCTGGCTTGTGGTATGCTACGAGGCAATGAACGATGCAGAAGTTGATGCCATTCTGAGGGACTGCCTGTCTCTCAAGCCCAAGGAACTCATAATCTCCGACCTCAAGTGGAAGTACTTGGTACGGGCTGTAATCCGTGCCAAGAACATCATGATTATCGGACACTCGGGGTGTGCCAAGACAATGGCAGCAAGATGCGTTGCCAAAGCCCTCGGCAGACCATTCGAGAAGTTCAACATCGGGTCCACACAAGACGCCAGAGCCACCCTCGTAGGCAACACGACCTACAAGCGGGATACTGGAACTGTATTCCATTCCTCGGCTTTCGTCAAGGCCATTACCACCCCCAAATCTGTTGTTCTGCTCGACGAGTTGACCCGTGGCACCCACGACGCTTGGAACATCTTGATGACCATTACCGACCCTACCCAACGCTACATGCGACTGGACGAGGACGAGACCAGCAAGGAAATCAATGTGGCTGAGGATGTCTGTTTCATTGCTACTGCCAACATTGGCAATGAATACACGGCAACCAAAGTGCTTGACCGAGCGACTTCCCGCCGTTTTCCGTTGAAGCTTGAAATGCCGCCTCTCACTGGCGATGAACTCAAGTACCTCTTTGGTGTGCTTTTCCAAGCAAGGACGAACGAGGAAGTCAAGCTGATGGAAACCCTTTCGGGTGTCTCCGACGATTTGATTGCTCAATGCAGGATTGATGACGCCAAGATTTCTACCTTTATTCCTCCCGCCAACATGGTGGAAATGGCAGAGTTAGCGATGGACGGATTCAATCTTGAGGAAATAGCCGAGGCCGCTATTTATCCAGAGTACCCCGACGAAGGTGGTGCTGATAGTGAACGGTCTTTCGTGAAGCAAATCATGCAGAAATACTTCCCGAAAAACGTCAAGAGTCCTATCAACGACCCTTTGAAGGGTAAGAAGAAAGCCTCATTCTAATAATGCACGTTGGCCGCAAAGTCTCTCCAGCAGAAGTTGACTTCTGGCTGGATATGGAAAAGTATTCCAATTTCCTGGAAGAGGGGTTAGACCCTAAGAACAAGTCCCTTATCTTTTCCATAGACATGGTGAGGTTGTCATCCATTCGTGCAGCCGTGGCAAGCTTCGTCCGCATCCTCACCCGCAAGGTCATCCCCGTCTATTTCAGCAACACCGAAACCAGCTTCAATTACAGCGGCAAGCAGATTTACATTTCGGCGAAAATCACCACCAAGAAGGAGTTCGATGTCGCCGTAGGATTGGCTCTTCACGAGGCTGGCCATACGCTTCTCACTGATTTTGATGCAGTTAAGCACGCTTATATGAACGTGCCTCGGGGTCTCTATAAACTCTCCGATTCCAAGAACATTCGGAGGGCATCAATGGAAAAGTTTATTCATGGCATGTGGAACGTAATTGAGGACCGTTTCATTGATACTTATGTGTTCAATGAGGCTCCTGGTTATCGGGGCTACTACGCTGCTATGTATGAGGAAATGTGGAATTTGCCAGAGATTGACGTTCTGTTGCAGAGTGATAACTTCCGTTATCCTTCTCTCAAATCCTACGACTTCCGTATCACAAATTTCACCAACGAAAACACCGACCTTCTTGCACTGCCACGGCTCGAAGATATTGCAGCGGAGATTGACATCAGTGACATCGGGCGACTATCCACCACCAAAGACCGCATCAACTGTGCATTCAAAGTCACAGAAATTGTGCTCGATTGTTTGGACAAGCAAGAGAAGCTTGAATCCTCGGGTGGTGGGGGTAAACCCAGTAGGAAGAAGCAGCAAGGGTTAGCCGACCCTCGGGACTATTTCGATTTCGGGGATGACGAGTCCACAGCCAACGAATCTGGTACAGGGGATGAAAAGCCAGACCAAGGCAAAAAAGACGGTTACGGAGAAGACAAGGAAGAATCCAAAGACCTCGGCACGGAGATGATTAAGGAGATGCACGATGTCTTGACCGGCAAGGATAAGCACCCCGAAATTCTTAAGGATAACGAAAAGCTAGTCAATCAGACATCCGAAGAGCCTCTGTCCAAAGAGGCACTGGCGGAAATCGAGGATGTCATGGAAAAGCAACGCAAGTTCATGCGGGGGGAAGTCACAAAGGAATCTGTAACCGACTATCAGAAGGCACTTTTGGACCTGATTGAGAAGCACGGTATCGTTATCGTTCAAGTCGAGGTTCCGATGGTGGTTGGCGGCAACGCCGAGGCATTCAAGGTGGATTGCATTGTGGTTCACAAAATGAGCAAGGAACTCGTTTTAAGCGGCGATGGCATGTTTCCTATGTCTGGAGCCATGAAGATGGGTGAAACCACTCCAGAGCCTCCTGGTGACGTTGCTGAGGCCGTTAAAAAGGGCATCCTATTGGGGACCAAACTGGGTCGGAAACTCCAAATCCGTGCCGAAATGAACCCCGTGAAGCAAATCCGTCGAAAATCGGGGAAAATCAATCGCCGACAGCTTCACGAAGCGGCTTGGGATGCTGAGGACTTGTTCCAGCGAATACAAATTGAAGTACGCCCCGACGCCAACCTTCATATCACTGTGGACGCCAGTAGTTCGATGGCGGGGGAGAAATGGTACAAGACCATGACCGCCGTGGTAGCCATTTGCAAGGCGGCATCCATGATTGATAACGTCCATGTGACGGTTTCTTTCCGAACCACCCAGGTTTCTGGTGGAACGACTCCCCCATATGTCGTTTTGGCATATGATTCCAAGGTGGATAAGTTCAGCAAAGTCCGCACTCTCTTTCCGTATTTGGTGCCCAACGGTTGTACTCCCGAAGGATTAGCATTCGGGGCAACCATGAGTCTTTTCGAAGGAATCACTCCCGATGAAGAGGACCGATTCTTTCTCAACCTCTCCGATGGCGAGCCGTACTTCCACATGGTCGCTCCCGAACCCAAGGTCGGGTTGTCGTACAGTGGCGATGTAGGTGCCTCGCACACGAAAACCCAAGTGGACAAGATACGTCGCCTCGGAGTTGAGATTTTGGCGTACTACATCGAAGAGTCGTGGAGAAAGCCAAAGGACGAAGACCCCGAGGTACAACTGGCGTGGGAGAAGCAACTTGACCAGTCTCCGAGTCGGGTTCAATTTCGAAAAATGTATGGGAAAAATGCCAAGTTCATTGACGTGAACAGCATAGTGGACTTGGCCAAGACCATCAATGGACTTTTTTTAACACGAAGGGACTAAAAAATGTTTGACATTTTATACTTGTTGTGGTAGTATCTTCATTGATATGCTTACAAGGAGTGTATCCCTCGCATTACATAGTTAAATCGTATGAAACAGAAAAAGAACAAAACCAATCAAGTTGTAACGTGGCCGACAGCTACGTTATTTACCATCCAAGAACTACATCGCTTGAACCCCAAGTTCGTGAATATCACGCTGAGGGTCAGGTTGACGAAAGCTATTGAGGCGGGTAAGGTTGCTGAAATTGGTTCCATCCCTGGCGAGAAAGGTCGTCCTCAGAAAGTATTCGCTTTCACTCCTGTAACTCAGGCTACGTTCGACAAGGCGTTCAAGGAAGGAATCACTCCTGTTGATAACTACAAAAGTCTAATCAGCATGGTTTCCGTGACAACCAATTCGACACCCAACTCGTCTATCAATCCGATGGCGTCCCCCGCTACCGTGGCAGCGTAACCCACAATCTTGATGTCGTGTATTTGGTATGGCTACAACACAAGAGAAGCAGCAAACTCTCAAGAAGTTACGACCCAAAATTTATCAGATACACGGCATCTTCAATTTCAAGACCAAGGAACTCGTCTTCGTCAGCCTCGATGAAGAAGAAGTAGAGTTGAAGTTCGACCTGGAAGATTACGACGACGATTACGACGTTGTGAAATTCCCGGTCGCCATCCATTAGTATCGGATAATGTACTTGCCTATCGTTGAGATAGGGCCGTTGTAGGTTTGGATTCGGCGGAACCCTTCTTGAGCCAGAATGTATGAGTAAACTCTGACTTTGTGGTCATCAGGCACTCGCATTTGCTCGTCAATCTTCTTCAAGGCTCCGATGACGACAGTTTTGGACCCCCACATAATAGGTTTGCTTAAGTCCTTGTCGAAGAGGACTGCTGTGTTGAGGTCCATGTAGAACAGGTGGAACACCGAACCTTCGATGCTACCTTGCTTTTCTGGATTGAAAACATTTTGGGCTAACATATGCCTATAAATAGTGATTAAAATAAGTTGCACACCTATTGACATCGTGTTAAAATGCGAGCCACTATGAAGAGGAAAACACCAAGGCAGAGGTAGTATGGGAAAGACCTATCGGCGAGACCGTCCGTTCCGTCCTAAATCACATGGACAGACGTATAACAAGGACTTCCAACCTTGGAAGAAACCCAAGAAACCAAATCCGCCGAAGTCTGATGACATTCGGCCCGAATACAACTACGACCCACCCACTCCAGAACCATGATAGCCTTCATTTCAATATTGGTCAGCATCAACGCAGTCCTCGGCTATCTGTTATATGCCCAGACTGCCAAGGTCGAAAAACTCGACAAGAATCAAGCCATTATGATAGGATGGTTTGATACTATCAACAAGAACGAGCAAACGCTCAAAGACGACGTACAAAAGCTTTACAATGAGTTCAAAAGAACCGAAGAAAAGAGTCAAAGGCGACCCCTCGGCCCCCAAGCGAAAGACGCTCTTCGACCACGTTAACGCAATTCGGAAAGACAAAGACCCGAATTACTACGTGAACCTGTCCGAGGACGACAGGAAATCGTTCAATCACTTCATGATTGTTCGGGCACTTTCTATGAATGCGGCCATCGTCGAAGAAATGGCACAGCTTTATCAACTTTTCGACAAGATTCCCTCCCCGCAGTTCTATCAACTTTTGGTAGCACTGGTCCCACACGACTTTCGCTATTACAAATGGATTAAGTCCAAGAAGATGAAGCATACCAAAGAGCTTCTCGAACTTGTGGCGAAACGTTTCCAGATTTCCAAATTCGAAGCCAATGATGCCGTCAACCTGCTTCTGAGAACAGAAGAAGGTCAGGGAGAGTTGGTCAGTATTTGTAGAGCCTTCGGGCTGAATGAGCAAGAAATCGAAGACATCTTCGACCAAAAGAACAAGGAAGATGAATAGCGGTCTAACAATTGAAGAGTTGATTGAGAAGGACAATGAGATACTACGTCATCGTCCTACTCAAATTACCCCCGTTGTGAGTTCGGGGTTTACATCCGAAACATTTCAACAAGCTATTGACGATGCCAGGGAAGTCAGACAGCAAGCCCTCCGAAATGCCCGCAAGGCACTCGAAGAAGCATTTGGAAAACGATATGAGGAATTGTTTGCTGAAAAGTTGAAAGCGGACTACGGGACAGAGGAAGACCCCAAAGAATGAAAGAGATAGATACAGTCAAGTGGTATCAGGAAAAACTAGCTCAAGCAGCAGCGGCGAAAGCCGAGGCGGCAAAGCCAATACCTCCTTGCTTTAGGTGTTGCGGACGTTTGAAGCACGAAGAACACGACTCAGAATGCGTCAACTTTCAACCCGAGGGCGAGACAAAGACGAATAGGATAGTTGAACATATTCCCAACTTTGCGTCTGGGTTTGACCGAAGGTGTGTTGGCTTCGATACACTGGAAGAACTGATGGAAATTCCTTGGGTGAAAAGCTGGAAAGAGTCTCCGAAATTTTATCTTGGTTCGGCAAGGAAACCCACCTGCTTTAGCGGGTGGGAGGAATTGCCGACATTCCTTCCATTGAAAAATATATTGACTTTTTGTGATTTGTCATTATAC